ATGTCGGATGAACTCGCAGACAACGTACGGCGCTACCGGCGCGCGAAAGGTCTCAGCCAAGAGCAGCTCGCGCATCGCGCCAACCTCTCGGTCGGACCCGTCCGAAGGATCGAGCAGGGCGACGACGGGGTCCGCATGGAGACCCTTCACGCCATCGCCCGAGCCCTCGGGGTGAAGACCTCGGACCTGATGGCGGCCGGCCCTCCCGAGCCGGTCAGGCTCGATGATCCGAACAGTCAGAACCTGCGCGAGCTGCGTATCGCGCTCACTCCTGCACCCAGCCTGGGTGTGGCGAGTGCCCCGGTCGGCGATGAGCCCGATCTTCGCCGCCTGACCCGGATGACGTACGACAACTCGGTCCTGTACTTCGGCGATACGTACGACAGCATCGCGGCCGATCTGCCCACTCTCATCCGGGCCGCCAACGATGCAGTGGCGTACTACGACTCGGGCGAGGAGCGGACCACGGCCCTGGTCGCGCGCTCGCGGGCCTTGAACCTGGTGGGCCGGTACCTGACTCAGATTCGGCAGTTCGATCTCGCCCACGTGGCAGCGCGGGGCGCCATCGAGGACGCGAAGGCCGCGGGTGACAACCTCGTCGCCGCCTCCGGAGTCGGGGGGATGTGCTGGCTGCTCGTTCGCACCGACCGGTTCGACGAGGCCGAAGACATCGCGGTGGCGACGATGGATGTCGTCGAGCCGAAGATCATGGGCGCTACCCCAGACCAGTACGCGACCTGGGGTGGGCTGGCGATGGAAGCGGCGGCTGCCGCCGTGCGGAACAACCGCCCGAAGGAAGCTAAGGCCCTGCGCAAGGCCGCCGGCACCGCAGGGAAGGCGGTCGGCAAGACGCACAAGAACCTTCTGCGGCACTGGTCGATGTTCGGTCCCGTCACTGCCGCCATGAAGGAGCTGGAGGACTACATGATCGCGGGCGACGCCAAGTCCGTGGTCCGGAAGTCCAAGGAGGAGCCCTACCTCCTGGAAGGCAACTGGAAGCACTTCGGCGGGCCGAGCACGAACGACGGTAACCGCTACCGGCTCGACCTCGCGCGTGCATACGTCCGCACAGGCGACCCCACGGCCGCGATGGAGGAGCTGGCACACCTCGACGAGATCGCGCCCGAGTGGTTCCGTCATCAGTCGTCCGCGGCGATCACCTTCGAGGAGATCGTCAAGAAGCGCCGCACCCTCACCACCGAGATGCGCGAGGTCGGTGCTCACCTGCGCGTATTCGCGTAACTACACTCTGCCGATGCACTTCTGACGGTCTGTCGTCGGAAGTGCATCGGCTTGTGTCTGGTCGCTCATGGTTGCGCCTCGTAGCTTCATGGTCATGGACGGTCACGACGAGCACAGCAAGCCGGGCATCGGCGACCTGGCCAAGGACAAGGCCAAGGACAAGGTCGGCGTCCTGATGGGCATGGCCGGCGGACGCTATCTCCTGCGCCCGACGTCCGGCGGCCTTGAGTGGGAGGTCGAGCCTGAAAACCTCGACTTCCCCACGTCCTCCGATCGGTTACGGGCAGAGAACGGCGTCCGCAACCGGATGACGAGGCTCGGACTGTGAGCGACTTACGCGCGGTCCGTCGCCTGGCTATACGGCTCGGGCGGAAAGTCGCCCGCTACGCCGGTCCTGTGCTCGCCTTCACCGTCATGGCCTCGGTCGGCTTTCTTCTGGTCGGCGTGTACCTCTTGGCCAACCCCTGACAGGTCCCGCCCCAGCGTCGTTCCCCCGTGACGCTCGGGCGGGGCCATCCACCACCACTCGCATGGAGGTCCAGCATGTCTGCAACCCAGGTCGCACTGCGCACGGGACGCGAGCTGATCGACGAGGAACTGTTCGACAGCATCGTGAAGATGGTGATGCACGAGAAGGGCCGCGACCGCGAGTTCGCCGAGCAGGTCACGGATCAGGCCGTCGCGTTCGTCTACGTCGCCGCGACGTCCACCGTGCCGATGGTACCCAGCGACGACGTGGACGAGGGCCTGCACGCTTTCATCCTCCACACGCCCGACCATCACGCGTTCTGCCAGAAGCACGCCGGCCGCTTCCTGCACCACAACGCCCGGCCCGGCGTCCCGCGCACGGTGGAGGACGTCACCCGCTCGGCGCAGGCCATGAAGGCGGCCGGCTTCCAGGTCATCGACGGCCGGTGGAGCGTCGGCGACACCGAGTTCCAGTGCGACTCGGACTGTGGCCGCCCGTACGGCAGCTAATCCCGACATCATCTGAGGTTGCGGCCGGCTTCGCGTTCGGGGGCCGGCCGCACCGCCCTTGAAAGGAGTGCATCGTGCCCGACGACGCGACGTCGGAACTCCCGCTCGTCATCCTGGACGCCGTAGCGCCCACCAAGCAGCGCTGCATCCTGAGCCGTCGCGGTTCGACGGTCTGGGAAGTCGAGGGCGACCGAGGGAAGTTCGCCGTGAAGCTCGGCTACCCCATCGAAGCGACGGCCGAGTGGGCGGCGCAGGAGTGGACGGCCCTCGCGCCCGCGCGAGAGGGAGCGATCCTCTTCCGGCTCGGCGTTCGCTTCATCTCGTACGGCGACTGGGAGCGCGGGACCTGGAACATCCAGCCCTGGCACGAAGGGCCGGACCTGCATCACGTGTGGGCGTCCTGTCGAAGTGAAGGCTCGGCGATCGAGCCGCACGTGGACGTCGCTCGCTCGTGCGCTCAGGCTCTGGCCGCCCTGCACGCTCAGGGCTGGGCGCATGGTGACGTGCAGCCGGCGCACTTCATCATCGGCCCGGATGGCACGCACCTGATCGACCTCGCGCTGGCTCGCGGAGGCTGGGTTCCCGAGGGCAGGGACTTCCCGTATCGCGGCTGCCTGGTCCACTACGAGGCGCCCGAGATTTCCGCGTCGGTGCTGGCGTCCGGTGAGGCGGAGCCGTCTCCGGAGTCGGACGTCTACGCCCTGGGTGCAACCCTGCTGATGTCGGGTACGGGCTGGCGGGCTGTCGAGTACCCCGACGACGCTCCGCGGGCTGTGCAGCGTCAGGCCATCGTGGACGGCAACCGCCGGAAGGTGTCCGTGCCGGGCAAGCTCGGCACGCTGGTCGATGACATGCTCAGCTACAACCCTGGTGACCGACCCACGATCGATGAGGTCGTGGCGGCCCTGAGCTGAAGGCCGACGACGAGAGAACCCCCCGGCCGTGAGGCCAGGGGGTCTTTGCGGCGCGGACTGAGGGCTACATCTTGTGACTCGGCGTGAGCTTCGAGTATCATCCGTTCTGCGAACTGCCGTTGGCAGCGCAGGGCAGATACGTCCGGCCTGTATCAGCTCTCAACCGGGGTAACCGGCTAGAAACCGAAACTCCCCTATTTTCTCGAAAAGTGCTTTAAGGAGAACGAGGACTCTACCGCGGGCCAGTGGCCCGACGAGCCGTCGTACGAGCCGGATACGTCAGGACTCGACCTATCACTGTTGTGCGACCAGGGACAGTTGCCCCGGACGCGTGACGGTGAGGCGTGTCATCTGTTAGCAGCAGGTGACCGGTCGAGACTGTCGTGCGCTCACCGGTCACCTCCCGTAAGGGAAGGAAGAACCGGTGAGCCCCAACGGGAAGAGGGCCTTGGCGCTACTGATCGCCGGGCTAGTGTCCGCCATCGTCGGCCTCGTGGCAGCGATCTGCGCGGACAACATGATGAACGATGCGACGGGCTGGGTGTGCCTTGCCGTGGGCAGTGCTGCGTTCGTGGCCGCCTTCGGCCTGGCGGCTACAGTGATCGGCCAGTTTCACTTCACCGACACACGCCCCACGCAGCCGCCGGCCAACGGGCAGGCCCCCGCGAACCCGCCGGGGGCGCCCATCGTTTGATCTACCGGACCGGACAGGCGCCGGTCGCACACTCCTCGTCGGTGGAGTCTTCGATCGAGGTCACCGTGGAGGCGGCGAACTCCTCTGCGGTGATCCGCTCGTACGGGGCCTGGGGGCGGGTGCCGTCGACCATGATCGTGGTGCCCTTGAGGTCGGGCAGCCAGCGTTGGATCGTGTCCATGACGTCGTCCAGGTCCAGGCCCTCGGGGACGTTGGCCGTGAAGCTGACAGCGTTGTCCGCGTACTCGGTCTGGTACATGGCCTGGAAGGCGAGGAGCTGGTCCAGGCTCAGCTCGTCCTGGGACTCGACGATCGCGGGGTCCAGGCCCATCGCCTCGATCTCGGCGACGAGCTTGTCCTTCGTCGGGATCGTGACGACGAGAGTGTTGCCGCTCTGGTCGTAGATGCACTTCTCGACGTGGAAGCCCTGGGCCATGAAGGCTTCGGCCTGGGCGACCTCTTCGGGGCGGAGCATCGAGAAGCGGATACGCCGGTTGAAGGTGCGGGCATAGATGGCGTGGCCGCCCTCGGTGACGCCCGGCATCTTGGCGATCGTGCCGGTCGGCGCCATCGTCGTGACCTTCACGGGCTCGGGGATGCGGCGCTCGAAGGCGTACTCGCGGGCCTGCTCGCGGACGGTGTCGTACAGGTCGTTCAGCAGGTTCCGGAAGGCGTAGCCGTAGGGGGCCTGGCTGTAGCGGATGCCCTGCTTGGCGAGGAACCCTTGCACTCCGAAGTGGCCCACGCCGATACGTCGCTCGGAGTGCATGATGCCGCGCTGCTCGTTGTCGGTCATGTCGCCGTACGTCGCCCGGATCAGGAACCGGGTCATCAGCTCGTGCGCCCGCACCAAGCCCTTGCGGTCGACCGGCCCGCCCTTGACCTTCGGCGCGAAGTAGTCGAGGTTCACGTGGCCGAGCACGCACGCGCCGGCACTGGGAAGCGCGATCTCTCCGCAGGGGTTGGTCGCGATGACCTCGTTGACCTCGCCCTCGTTGCTGTAGGTCGAGTTCCAGTAGCCAGGCTCGCCGTTGCGGAGCGCTCCCTGCACGACGGCCTGGTGCACGCGGACGGCCTCGGCGTGACGGGTGTCCGTCATCTCGTTGAGGGCCTGGATGAAACGGGCGTCGATCTCGACGCTTACGTTCGTCGTCCAGTGCAGGGAGGTGTCCTGCTTGCACGCCAGGAACTGATCGATGAACGGGTCTGCCCAGTGGCAGATCGACATCCGAGCGCTGCGGCGCACGCCCCCGGAGACCACACACTCGGCGATGCGGTGCTCGATCTCCATCGCCTCGACCGGGGACAGGTGCTCGCCCTGGGCGTTGGACAGGACGGAGGCGATCTCGATCATCATGCGGGCGAACGGTCCCGGACCGCTGGCAGTGCCGCCGAACGTCTTCAGCCTCGACCCCTTGCAGCGGACGCGGCTCACGTCGTACACGCGGTCGGCGTGCTTGACCTCGCGGTCGGTCATAAAGGTGTCGATCAGGTCGACGAGCGCGGACGCCCAGCCCTCGCGGGAGTCCTCGACCTCGAAGGCGCCGGACCAGTCGCTGTCGTACTCCTCGGACAGGACGCCCGCGGCCTTCATCTCCTCGTAGTCCTGGTGCATCGGGTCGCAGACGATGTGCACGCGGAGCTGGCGGCGCGGTGCGCCGAAGGGCTTGAGGAAGCGGGAGCTGTAGTTGGCACCGACGCCGCCGCCTTCCATCAAGCGGAGGAAGGTGAACTCGTAGTGGCGGGAGAGGCGTTCGACGCCCCAGCCCGAGACGTGGCAGTTAAAGAGGAACTGCCTGCCCTTGACGCCCGTGGCCCACAGGTGCCGACCTGCGGGGAGGATGGCGAACTCGTCCATGTGGGAGACCAGCTCGTCGTACTCGGCCCGCACGTCCTCGCTCCAGGCCGTCTGATCGGTGCCGTGGACGAGGGCGAGGTTGCCGGCCGCGACGCGACGGACGGTGTCGGTCCACTGTTCCTTCGAGCCATCGGCCAGGGTCCGGGAGTACGTGCGCTCGTACACGGTCTTGCCGGTCGGGCCGAACGGGACATCGGTGGTGGTGCTCACTGGGTTGAAACTCCTTGTCGTTCTTACACACTTAGGGCAGCGAGGGGGCGGGCCGCTACGCCCGCCCCAGTCCTCGCTCGTTACGCGGCTTCCTGCTCCGGTACGGAGTCGTAGCCGTCCACGTACTGCTCGCCGTTCAGCCAGGCCGTCAGCTTCCCGACGCCTCGCTCGTGCCGCCGCATCGCGGTCGACGCCTTCGTGTCGTGCAGGCCGGCGATCACCTGAAGCTCGTCGTCGAGCACGTACCGCATGAACACGGCCTGCCGCTCAACCAGGGAGAGGTCGGCCTGCTGCCAGGCCCGCCGCACGTCGGCGAGAGAGGCGAAGACGCTGTTCCCCTTGGACGGGTCGCTGTAGCCCTTGGGCATCCCGTCCTCGACGTAGACCTCGGCCTTGACCCCGTAGGCCGCCTCGTCGTCGAACAGGTACGGCAGGACCCGCTCGACGTCCGCGCGCTGGTAGTTGCCCATCAGGCAGCACCTGCCAGCACCTCGAAGGAGGAGTGGCCCGAGCGGTGCTTGGCCTCCGTGCGCACGCGCGTGGTCAGGAGCTGCACGAGCCGGTGGTGCAGCACGCCGAGCCCGACGTCCGGGTTGTGCAGGCACTCCCGCAGCCGGGGGTGCGTGGCCACCAGGATGAGGCCCTCTTGGCGGGCGTCCTCCTGCTCGATGGTCACCGAGCTGGCGTACTTGTCGGCCATGTGCCGGGCGGCCCGCTCGACGACCTTGACGACCTCGGGGTCCTGGAGGACGGACCAGTCGGCGTACGCCTGCTCGGCGTTGTCATAGGCGTTGGTGATCTCGATCAGGTTCACTGGGTGACTACCTCCTTCACGGGGACTCGCCCGTCCTTGGTCACGGCGACGATCAGGCCCGGCGCTCCGGTCGGCCCCTTGGCGTGCCGCCACCAGGTGGACTCGGATTCGAGGGCCGGCACCTGGATGAAGGTCCGCGGGCCGTCCGCCTCGATCAGCTCGTGGTGCAGGTGGCCGGCGAGCAGGACGTCCGCCTGGTGCATGGCCGACTCCCGGTTGAACGCCTGGCCCCGCCACCACTCGAAGTGCTTGCCCACCCGGAACTGGTGGCCGTGGGCGTGGGCGACGACCGAGCCCGAGCACTCGACGACCACCGTCAACTCGTCCGTGTCCGGCACGTAAAACTCGACGTGGCCGAACTTGTCGGGGTTGAGGTCGGCCGCATCCTTGACCGCGATCAGCGACTCCACGTCGTGGCTGTCGTCGTAGCGGGTCACGCCCTTGCCGTTGATCCGTACGGCCTGGTCGTGGTTGCCGGGCACGGCCGCCATCGTCAGGCGGTTGACCAGCGGCGCGAAGGTGAGCAACGCGTGCAGCTTCACCCGGCGGTCCAGGCGGATCTGCTCGGTCAGGGTCAGGCCCGTGCGCCAGGAGTTCGCGCCGCCCTGCGAGACGAAGCCCTCGATGTGGTCGCCGAGCCACGCCACGTGAACGTGCTCGATGTCGAAGCGCTCGCGGTACCAGGTGAGCTGTCGGGCGGCCTCGTTGATGCAGTCGATCGCTCGGGCCAGGGTGCCTTCGACGCCATCCCCATCGACCTTGCCGAACTGGGTGTCGCCCAGGGCCACGATGAACGTGTGGTCGCCCTGGTGGGAGTTGGGGCCGGGGTCGTAGGCGTGCCGCTCGATGATGTCCAGCAGCTCGTCGATCGACTCGCGCTGTGTCCGACTAACACACTCGGCCCGCTTGAAGGAGAACCGGGTCGACACGCCCAGCTCCCCGCTGGCCATCGTCCACTCCGAGGAGCGGAAGCCGGTAACCGTCCACTCGGCAGGGTCGAGACCCTGCTTCTCCAGGACTGCCGTGGCCTCGGACTCGTTGGCCTCGAAGGTCTCGCCGCGGACCGTGACGTCAGCGCTGTCCCCGCTGATCTCGATCTGTCGGGTGAAGTCCTTCTCGGGGTTCGTCTTCCGGCCAGCGACCGCCGGGGCGGTCGGTGTGGCGAGCAGTGCGTCTACGAGTTCAGACACTGATCACCCCCTCTCTGCGCAGTGCGCGCCTGTACGTACGGATGGTGGATGCCGAGACCGGATGGCCGTTGGCCGTGAGTACGGCGGCGATGGCCTCTGCGGTCAGCGGGGAGTCGACGAGCACCTGGGCCACGACCTCCCGCTCGTCGTCGCCCAGCGCGGCGTAGATGGCCTCCAGCGTGGGGCCAGGCTTACCGGGCAGGGTCACAGAGGCAGACCCATCTCGCTGGCCCAGTACACGCTGACCAGTGCGAAGGTCTCCTCGCGGGTGAAGCCCTCCTCGCGCAGTGCCTTGCGAAGGTCGCCGACGATGGACGCGGCCCGCTTCACGCCCCCGTAGTGGTCGACCACGGGCTCGACACTGGTGATCTCGAAGTCATCCCACGCCTCGGGGTCCAGGAAGTCGGGCTCGTCGTTCACTTCACACCATCCAGGGTCTTGATCACGTTCAGAGCGTTCGCGGCGAGCTGGAGCAGCGCGTACCGCAGCTCGGCCTCGGTGGACGCGCCGGCCTCGAAGGCGAGGGAGAGGATCAAGGCGTCCAGGCTGCCGGACTTCTCGTACTCGCGGCCCCAGGCTGCGGATCGCCCGTCGTGCGGGGGTCGACGGTAGGCCGGGGTCGGGGTGAAGCCGCCGGCCTTGCCCATCTCGGCTCGCAGCTCCCCCAGCAGCTTGGCCAGGGGGTCGGCCTTGCGGGGTGCACGCTTGGTCTTCTCGGCCACCTCGGGAGACTGTCCCACTAACACACCTCTTCGTCGATCAGGGACAGGAGCGCTTCCGCGCCGCCTGCCATGTACGTGTCGGTCACGTCGCCCACGCGCAGCCGGGCGGCCTTCGCGGAGCGGAGTTGGCGGGTGATCTTCGCGGTGAATTCCGCGCCGGCCTCGTCCGGGTCTCCCCACACCCACACTCGGGAGAAACCGGCCAGCATCCGGCGATGGCGTCCCTGCCACATGTTGGCGCCGGGGGCGCCTACCGCGTGCAGTCCGACCTTGCGCAGGATGCGGGCGTCCAGCTCGCCCTCGGTGACGTGGATCGTGTCGCCGGCCTGATGGATGGCGTCGACCCCGTACATGCGAGGGATGTCATCCTTGATGGTGTTGTACTTCCCGTGGAAGTGATCGCGATGGCTGTGCTCCTGGAGGCAGCGGAACCGGATCGTCAGCGGCTTGCCGTCCTTGTCCAGGTAGGGGATGGCGAGCATCCCCCGGTAGCGGGCGTGGCCGGGGAAGGGGTCAGCGACGACGCCAAGTCGGGCGGAAAGAGCCTCCTCCTTGCCGATTCCCCTTGCGTGCAGCCACTGTGCGGCCTCCGCCGTAAGCGCTCCTTCGTACCCCTGAGTCGCCTCTTCCAGCATCTCCCTCTGGGAGGCCGAGAGTGGCCGCAAGGGCTCGTGCTCCTCGGAAATCTGTCTCCTCCTTCAGCATGATCATCGTGTAGCTGTCCCCGCCCTGTCCGCACGAGTGGCACTTCCACAGGCCGGCGTCGAGCTTGTAGGACATCGACGGGGTGTTGTCCTCGTGCAGGGGACAGTGCGCCATCCCCGTGTTGCGCTCCGAGTTGAAGTCGACCTCGAAGTGCTCCATCACCGAATCGAGCGTGGGCTTGGCCTCCTGGTCGTCGCCGCTCTCGCGCTCGCCGATCCGCCGGTACCTCACAGCACCACCCCGTACGCCTCCTCGACGGCGAGGAGCAGGGCCAGGTCCGAATCAGGGTCCTCGACGTAGGCGAAGAACGCCTCGACATCGTCGAACGCCTCGTCGGCGTCCACGCCCAGACCCATGAAGCCGATCACTGCGCGTCCCCCAGGCCGAAGTACCGCTCGACCGTGGTCAGGACGTACGCCTTGCGCCAGCTCACGCGGGGCCGCTTGACGATGACGACGCCGGACACCAGCTCGGCGTCGAGCCCGCGGTTCTTGCGGAAGTTCTCGACCTCGATCTCCATCTGACGGAGAAAGGTCGACGGCTCGAACTTGGCGTTCTTGGCCTCGATCACGACGAACGCCCCGCCGGCCATGCGGATGACCAGGTCTCCCTCGTCGTCCGCGCCGTTCAGGTGCAGCCGCTCGATGTCGTACTGCTCCTCGCGGAAGCCGTCCCGCAGGGCGGCCTCCCAGTCAGCGCCCTTGCGCTTGTTGCGCCGGTTCCTCGCTGCAAGATCGGTCACTCTATCACACTCCTTCATGAGCCCAGGGCGTACTTCGTCGGCGACCACTCCTCGGTGGCCGGCGCCGCCTTCGCGGCCTGGATGATCTGCCTCGGCTCCGCACGCCGAAAGCGTGTGTACTCGGGCTCGCAGATCATCGTCGTGTACCGCTGCGCGGTCGGATCGCACGGTCCCATGCGCTGCTTGATGCAGGCCACGTGGTACGCCATCGACGTAGGGTCGAGCGCGACGGACAGGGCCAGCTCGGGCTTCTCCGACAGGCCGCCCTTGACCTGATCTCGCGACGGGGGGTTCCACGGCTGCGTCTTCGCCTCCCACGCCTTGTCACTCGCGTGATGCAGGATGATGACGGTCGCGCCCGTGTCGCGCGCCAGCTCCGTACAACCCTGCATGACGGCCATCTGCTCGGTGTAGTCCGACTCCGCGTTCTCGAAGTCCATGAGGTTGTCGAACACCACGATGGACGGATACTCGTCCCACAGCTCGATGTACGCCTCCATCTCCTCGTCGATCTGCCGCCACGTGATGGGGCTGCCGAAGGAGAAGGTGATCCGGCTGTCGGCCAGCGCGTCGATGTACGCCTGCCTGTACTTGCCGCCCTCTGCCATGCCGGCCTCGACCATCTCCGTGGTGTCCCGCGTCGCCATCGACGCAAGGCGCGACGACGCCGTGAAGGCGGACATGTCGGCTGAGAAGTACAGCGTCGGCAGGTTCATCTGCGCCACCCAGAACAACGCGAAGCCGGACTTCTGCGTGCCGCTTCGCCCGGCGACCATGACGACTTCACCGTGCCGGGGGCGGACCCCGGAGGCGTAGAGATCCTCGAACGCCTCTACGCGGGGAAGCTCGCGGCCCGACTCTGCATGGAGTGAAAGAGACCTACCAGGGGTGAGCACTTCGGGGCGTTCTCCTCTCCAAGAACGACGACCCGCCGGATGCCGGCGGAAGCGATGAGGGTGGTGCAGGCCGGGCAGGGCCGGCGGGTGGCGTACAGGGACGCGGCCTGTAGCTCGTAAGCCGGGATGCCCTTGTCCAGGACGTCTTCGATCGCGTTGCGCTCGGCGTGAGTCGCGGCGCAGTTCGCGTAGTTGGAATCCCGCTCGCACTCCTCGACGGAGAGCAGACCGCGGGGGCAGTTACCGGCACTCGCGCAGCCGGGCAGTCCCGGCGGCAGGCCGTTGTAGCCGAGCCCGATCACGCGGTGCTTACGGCTCAGGATCACCGCGCCCACCTGGGCGCGCGTACAGTCAGCTCGGGTGGACACGGCCTCCGCGAGGCCCAGCGCCCACTCATCCCAGCTCGGTCTCACCGAGCCCTCCTTCCTCGGGGCGAGGCGCCCCGGCATCGACCTCCCTCCGGTCGCTCGTCTGTCTTACTTACACACCTCGGTCAGTCGAAGTCGGGGGCGTCGTTCACGGCCGCCTCCGCCTTGGCCTCGCGCTCGTTGGCGTACGCGATGACCTTGGTTCGGGCGTCGGCGTCGTTGAGCGGGCGCCACACCCACGCGGGGCGCTGGCCCGGCTTCTTCGGGGGGATCTGGTCGAGCGTCACGATCGTGGCGCCGCCGACGATGGTCTCCAAGTCGCGGGCGAGGATGGTCTGCTCGATGCGCTGGCCCTTGGTGACCTCGGGGGTGCCGGCCGCGAGCTGGCCCTGGTCCTTGAAGACGGTGACGTCCGCGAGGACGGAGTCCTTCGGGCCGTTCGGGGTCGGACGCTGGCGCTCGAAGGAGTGGACCTCCACGAGGATGGCCACGGCGCCCTGAACGTCAGCGGGCTTGAACCAGCCGCCGGCCTGCACGGGGATGTCGATGAGGTTGAGTGCCACTGTTGGGGTGCTCCCTTGTTCGGTGAAGGTGTTCGGTTACTGCGGTTGGGTCAGGCCGGGAGGGACTTGCCCTTGGCCTTGTAGGCGTCCATGACGGACGGGTCGGAGAAGAAGCTCTGGTTGTTGGCCCATACCTTCTTGAGGTCGGCGCGGTTGGTCTGCTTGGCGATCTCGCCGAGAATCCAGGAGTTCGTGTCCTGCTGGGCCGGCGCCTGGTCGGCGACCGTGACGGGCTGGCTGGTGCCGACGCTGGCCCACGGGTCACCCTGCGGCTTGGCCGGCGCCGGGGCCGGCTCCTGTGCGACGACCGTCGCGCCGAGCTGCGTCGCGATCAAGCCCTTGCCGTGGGCGATCTGCGTCGCGTTGGTGACGATGTCTGATAGCGTCAGACCAGTCACACTATCACTCTCGATGCCGAAGTAATCGAGGATGTCCTGCCGGACCTCTCCCGCGCCGCCCTTGAAGACGGCCCAGGTGTCCTCGTAGGACTTGCCGTACTTGATCGTGACGGTGATGCCACGTCCTTCACTCACTCGGTTGAGTTCCTCTCTCGCGGTGACGTTGTCACTCTATCACACGTTCAGGCGGTGGAAGCAACTTCGTCGGCTGTGGCCTGTGCCACAAAGGGCTTCATCGCCTTGCGACCCTTCGAGCGCAGCTCCCGGATGCGAAGCGCCAGCTCGGCGGCTTCCCACCCGAGATTCAGGTCGACCCAGTACAGCGTGCACTCACTCCTGCCTGCCGGCAGATGGATGATGATGCCCCAGTCCTGATTCACGGGCGGTAGCGGACTGTAGGCCGCTTCCGCGTCCTGCATGTCTATCACACGCTTCTTGAAGGAAGCGACCGCGGCTTTGTCCTGCGCGTTCACCGGGAAGCGCGCGAAGTCGTACTTCACTCCGCGTGAGTAGCACGCGAGCTGGGCGGCCATCTTCAGCCCGCCGTACTCGACCGAGCCCGTCTTCACGTCGGCGATGAAGTTGCCCGAGATCGGCTCGCCGTCCGGCCCCGGACCGTCGTACTCGGCCATGCGGTCGAAGGTGCCGGCGACCCCCAACTCGTCGACTACGACGAACTGTTCCACGGCCCTCATCGTCAGCGGCGACGTCTCCATGAGGTAGGCCGCCATGTCCGCGACGTCCCGCTCGGGCAGGCCGGCGGGCAGCGGCTGGCCGGCGTCCACCAGCTCCGACAGCCCGTGAAGGTGCGTGCCCTTCTCCCGCCTGTCGTTAGCCCCCGAAGCGTCCGTCGCCTGCTCGGCGAGGTCGTTCAGCGTCTTCTTGTCCGCCGGGTCCTCGGGGTCCAGTGGCCGCGCCTTTTCCACTAGGTCCGGGCGTTTCGTGGCGCCTACCAGGACCATGCGCTTGCCCCAGTCGATCAGGGCACTCTTGTCCTCGATGCAGTCGATGAACGTAGTGGTGCGGGTGTAGCCCTTCGGCTTGCCGCCGGCCCTCGGAACGACGATCGGCCGGCCCCAGCCGTCGCGCGGCACGGAGTGGTTCGGGTGTACGGGTTTGCTCGGGATCTCCATCAGGTTCAAGCTCACGCACTCACGTCCTTGCGGTCGGTCTCGCACAGATACATGACGACGTTGCCCTCGTCGTCGAACTCGGGGTCGTACTCTTCGTCGTCGATCAGCTCCAGGCCGAACCGCTCCAGGAAGTCGAGCACGTCCTTCATGATCTCGGCGTCGTAACCGTCCATGTCGGTCACGAGCCGGTAGTCCTCTTCCTCTGCGTCGATGAAGACCGAGATGCGACCCTCATCCGCGACGAGCTGTGCCTGCTCCAGTGCTGCCAGCAGCACTTCCCACCCCCTGTGTGTAAGAGTGACTCTGTGATAGTCGGACTCTCTCACTCCGCTTTCCGGGGTGTCAAGTCCGGGTTGCGGGGCGTTCCTGAGAGTTCGATGAGAAATCTACAAGAGTCTGTGTAGGTGTCAGTTAAACCGCTGACCTGCGAAGACATGCAAAAGACCCCCTCCGGGGAGGGGGTCTGCAAAATACAGGAAGCAGCGTTCAGGCATCCCGGTTGTCAGCGTTGCGGCGCAGCGTGGTCGCCTTCTCGGGCTCGCGGATGATGTCCTTGTCGCCGGCCTCGCGCGGCACGTAGAAGAAGCCGTCGTCGGTGTCGGGGTCGTAGTGGACGACCGCGTTCTCCTCCTTCAGCATCTGGTGCCACGACTCCAGGCGCTTCATCTTGTCGTCGTCGATCGACAGGCCGGCACGCTTGCGGCCCTCCAGGCGGAGCATCATCAGCGGGTACAGCGCGCGGTGCTCCTTCTTCACCGCCCACGGGATCAGTGCGTCATCGCGAGCGATGCGACGCGGCAGCCCCTTGCGGTATCGGAAGTTCCCCCAGGCTGAGGGCTTCATCTCGATGTTGTACTTCCGCTGGTACTCGTCGGACATCTCCTCGTAAGTCCAGCCCTCTTCGAACCACCGGATAACCTCGCCCTCGTCCTGGATCTTCTTCGCAGGCATCGGCTCCTCCTTGCTTCAGTTGTGGTTGTGTAAGTTGGCGAGGCCCTCGTTCGCCGTCGCACTTACACTCCCACTACACAAGTGATCTTGTCAACCTCACACACTCGGTAGACTCAGTGTGCAGCCGCCAGCCATCAGGAGCAAACGATGAAGATCCAGATCGTCGCGTGCGACATCGACAAGGAGACCCCGGCCAAGTCGTACGCGATCACGGTCGACGGCGAGGAGCACGAGCTGGACCTGTGCCAGACGCACGCTCGGCCGATCGACGAGCTGATCGCAGCGGCCAAGGGAGAGTCGCTCCCGGAGCCCGCCAAGGCCCTGGCCTCCCCGCCCATGCAGTTCACACCGCCGTCACCGCCCGCGAGGAAGGCCGCCGCCAGCACGGAGGAGAAGCCGGCCCCCCGAAAGCGAGGCGGACGCCGACCCAAGATCACGAGCCTGGAAGAGATCGAGGCCGCCAAGGCTCGCAAGACCCAGGACTGAGACGCCAGAAGCGCCCCCACCGACCGCGCAGGTCAGTGGGGGCGCTCTGTGTTATGCAGGTCAGCTCTTGTCGTGAGCCTCGCGGTACTCGTCCACGGCATCCGAGACGGACTCGAAGACGTCCTCGCGACTGGGCTTCGCCCCGTTCGGCTGGACGTAGACGCCGAGCGTGGTCAGTACCGGGATGACGATCGCCAGCGCCGGCTGATCCGGGCCGAAGAAGTAGACCGCGACGTAGGCCAGCGCGCCGATCGTGGCGATGATCGCCTTGGCGTACGGCTTCAGCGCCTTCGGCAGGACAGGCAGGAGCAGGTTCTTCACAGGGGTGTCGTATCTCCTCGCGTGGTCACTCATGGGCTACGCCTTCACGCTGAAGCCGTGACGCGCGCCGAGCTTCTTGAGGCTGGTCAGGCCGGGGATGCCGTCCGCGTCGCGGCCGGTGTAGCCGAGCTTGCGCTGCCACTTTGCGTAGGCCGCGACGGTGGTAGTGCCGAAGGAACCGTCCGAGGCGTACGTCGCGGACAGCAGGCCCTCGGCGCGCAGTGCCTTCTCGACGATCTTCACGTCAGCGGCGTGGGTGGTGTGGCCCTGTGCGGCGCCGGGGTCCTTGCGGGCGGCGGCCACGACGTTGGACAGGTCGACGACCGGCTTCGACGGGGCCGGGACGGACGCGCCGCCGACCAGCTTGATCAGGCGGGCAACCGGGAAGTTACCGGGATCGCCATGCAGATTTTCCGGGACATGCTGATGGCCACAGATCCCGTTGAAGTTGTTCCACTCGGCGTAGCTCATCCGCTGGCCGTTCTTCGAGCCGTACGAGCTGGGGTAGGACAGCCACGGCTTGGAGGTGGACTTCAGCGGGATCGGGTAGGTGGCGGTCAGCCACTTCACGAGCTTGGCCAGGCCGGCGAGCTGGGCGTCGCTCGCGCTGGGCCAGTAGACGCCGGGGCCGCCCTTGTCGCACGTGCCGATCAGCTCGATCTGCACCGCGTTCAGGGTGTTGGTTTCCACGCCCCCGCTGGAGTTCACCAGCGCGCGGGCGGACTCGTTGGCGTAGAAGTGCTGACGGACTCGGCCGTCCGGGTGGACGGTGAAGGTCGGGGCGGAGCCGCCTCCGCCGTACGACGGCCAGCTCGACCCCTCGGTGGTGTGCAGGACGATCACGTTCGGGTGCGGCATGGTGTCGCCGCGGTAGGCGTTGTGGAACCACTGGGTGGTGTGGTCAGCGCCGGGGTATATGTGCGCGGTCAAGGTGGTGCGTGCCTCCTTCAGGCATGGCGAAGGCCCCGCCTCCCGCGACGGGGAGACAGGGCCTTCAGGTGGGTGGGTGAGGTCAGGCGGCGTTGGCCGCCATGTGGTCGTCGAGCCGCTCGGCTACGGCCAGGCGCTCGCGCCGCTCGTGCGCGATGTCCTGGCGCAGGGCGGCGATGTCCTCGCTGTGCCGTTCTTGGAGTTCGAGGACGCGGTCGATGCGGTACGCCACGGCGTCCAAGTCGTCGCGCAGGTTCGTTGAGTGGGTGTTGGCCACCTGGTCACGGGCCTCGGCTGCGTGCTCGGCGACCGTGCTGATCGCCTTGGACTGGCGGCGCAGCAGCTCGACGACGACGCCGACGAGGGCGACCGCGACCGTGCTGCCGGCTGTGATCGCGGCGACCTGAACCGTGGGTTCGAGGGCGAGGATCACGCGGCGGCCTCCAGCGCGGCCAGGCGCTCGGACAGGGCGGTGATCTGCTCGGCCTGGCGCTGGACGACCGGTACCAGGGCGACGCCCAGCAGGTCGTAACGAAGGCCGTCGACCTCGCCGTCCAGGTAGTTCACGAGCCAGGGCAGGCGCTCCTCGACCTCTTCGGCGATCAGGCCGACCTCGTTCTTGCGGCCGACCTTGACTTCGCCGGTCTCCTCGTCGAGCTGGTCCTTGCGGTCGTAGATGACCGGCCGCAGCGCCAGGACGTCGTCGGGGTCGATGCCGTAGTCACGGACGTTCTTCTTGAACTTGATCGACGAGGTGTTGCGGCAGAAGGTCCCGTTGCCCTCGACCCAGACCGCGTACCAGGTGCCCGAGCCGCTCGCGCTGTTGTTGTGCGGCTTCTTGGAGCCGTTGGCCCAGGCGATCGTCGAGCCCGACGTCAGGTAGCCGCTGTGGCTGTGCGAGCTGGGCGGGAAGGTGGACGGCCGGCTGGTGATCGAGGACCACGAGTGCGAGTGGCTCGACGGGGGGAAGGTCGACGGCTTCGAGGTGATCGAGGACCACGAGTGTGAGTGCGAGCTGGGCGCGTAGGTTGACGGCTTGTTCAGCACGTCGTCCCAGTCATGCGTGTGCGCGGTCGGCTTGTACGTGGTCGGCTTGTTGTTTACGTCGCCCCAGTCGTGCGTGTGCGACGACGGGGTGAAGGTGTTCGGCCGGCCAGAGATCGATGCCCACGTGACGACGGGCGCCAGGTCGGCCCACTTCGAGCCGGTCCAGTATTCCCACGCGTTCGTCGAGACGTTCAGTCCGAGCCGGCCGATCCGCGGGCTCTGCGGCCGGGTCGAGCTGGTCCAGCCGCCCACCGTGTTGCCGATGAACCGGCGCTCGCTGGTCACTGCTGTGGCCGCGATCGTGGCCACGCCGACACCGACGTTGACCGAGGCCAGCGGGAACTCATAGACGCCCGTGTCGGACTGGGTGAGGGCCGGCGCCTCCCCGCCGGGCGTGCCCTTGACCACGGCCAGAGTGATCGCGTTCGCGGCCGGGTCCAGTCGCAGGACAACGCGGTCGATGCGCGTGCTGGTCGATGCCGCGTCGAGCGACACGATCTCCGTGTCCGTCGACTGGATGGCGTGCCCGCGTATCAGGGCGAAGCCGGGGTTCACCTTGACCTGCATACCGCTGGAGTCGCCGATGACCTGGAAGCCGCCGCCGTTCACCTGGTCGGCAACGCCCGTGGACTGAAGCTCGCGAAACAGGTACGAGAACTGGCCCTCGCTGACCGGCTGATCGTCGAAGGGGTAGGAGGTGATAGACACTCGGGGGGTCCTTCCTGGGAAACGGGAAGGCCCCCGAGATCAGTGCTCGGGGGCCGTGCGGGGAGGTAGGTGGGAGTCAGCTCGCACTCGTGCGAGAGGCGATCTCCTGCGTCGTGACCGTCTCGTCGATCTGCGTTGCGGTGATCGTCAGGAAGCGCTCGGGCATGGCGGCCACCGCTGCTTCCATCACCGCGTCCATGACGGCCGCCCGCTCCTCGGCGGTAAGTCGGTCGTCGTACATCGCGTTCTCGGGTTCGAGGGGGAGGCTCACGGCCAGGGCGACGCCGGCCTTCTCCATCGAGTCGCCGCTGGTGCCTCGGATCATGCGGAGGGTGCCGCCTGTGATCGTCACTGCTGGGTGCCTTTCGGTCAGGCGAGAGCGACCCAGAACCGGTTGCTCTCGTTGATGATTCCGCTCAGGGAGGAGGGGGCGGAGCTGGGCGAGGAGTTCAGCCGGCCGTACCGCCAGAGGTTGTTCAGTCCGTACGTGTTCGACGGCGAGCCGAAGCCGTTCTCGGCCCCGAGGATCATCGGGCCGTCACCGGTCGTGGTGTTGTAGTTGAACCGCCAGACCACGTAGTAGACGCCGGGAGACAGGGTCACCGCGGAGTCCAGCGCCGCCGCGGAGGCGTTACCGCCCTTGCCGTGCTGCTCGGCCGGCTCGTTGCCGGTCTCGATCGAGGAGGCCACGCCCTTACGGGCCATCGAGGTGTCGTAGATCGCGGCCCACGATCCGGAGACCAGGCCGCCTGCGTAGCCGCCGAAGTGCCACACGATCTTCGAGATCGTCTGAGTCGAGTTGAGTTTCACTGCCGCCAGGCGGGGCGTCGTGCCGCAGTACAGCGGAGTCGAGTTCGCCACAGCCGGATCGAAGGCCCACGCCTTCAACCCCAGGTCTTCCGGTGTGAACTCGCTCGGCAGGACCGGCGCCTCACCGACCGCGATCGTCTCGCCGTTCGACTGGAGCACCTTCAGCTTGCCGCCCTCGACGTACACGATCGCGCCGTTGTCCGGGGTGGTGGTCGGCTTGGTCGAGACGTTCCTGATGCCCAGCACGAACTGCCCCCCACCGAACTGGGTGAGGGTGTCGCCGACACCGACGTTGTACGCGACGTTGTCCAGGGCGTTGCTGTACCACCCGCCCGTCCTGCGAACTGCGAACCGCTTGTCGCTGGAGGCGCTGCCGTAGAACGTGGCCGGCCCGTTCGAGCCGTCGCCTTTCACGGTGAAGTAGACGTTCTCGGTGGTGCCGGTGGTCGGGAGCGCGCCGACGTCGCCGGCCGCGAGCGTGATGTCCGGACCGGTCTTGCCGTTCACCGTGTTCACGTTGCCGTCACCGGGGTCACCCTTCGGCCCCCGTGGGCCGACCGCTCCGGTGTCGCCCTTCGACCCCTTTAGGTTGCCGATCGGCGAGCCCCAGCCGGAATCAGAGCGCTGCCAGATGTCGCCCGTGTCGATGCGCAGGAGCATGTCTCCGGGCTTGGTGTCGCCGCTGTTGGTCGAGGTGTTGTTGACGTACCACTTCGAGCCGCCGACCGGCTGGCCCACCTGCGCCCAGGTGCCGGCCGTCTTCTTCCAGTGCGTCAGCGTGGTGTTCGTGACACCCAGGAAAGTGCGGGTGTCGTCCTGGATGTAGAGGTCGCCGTCCACGCCGATGCTCGCGGTCGGTGCAGCCGTGCCGGTCAGCACCTTGCTGCCGGGAGTGCCGGCCGGGCCGGTCGCTCCAGTCGCACCCTTGGCTCCTGTGGCGCCCGTGGCGCCCTTCGGTCCCTGCGGGCCGGTGGCGCCAGTGGGACCGACGATGCCGGAGTCCTCTGGGGCCGGCCATACGCTCAGTCCCACTTACACAACCTCCACTCCGCTGACGTGCAGAGTGCACGTCGAGCCGCTGCCCTGTACTTCGATGACCTCGCCCTCGGCGAGTACCTGGTTGATCTCCAGGGTGAGAACGCCCTGCGGGGCGATACCGACCGTGGGCAGGATCGGCACGCCGCCGAGCTTGACCGTGACCGAGCCGGCCGCGGTGCCGGGGTTCGCCGCGACGATGTTCGTCACGATCGCGGTGTTGGACTCGGGCACGGTGTAGGCCACGGTCAGCGCGTACGGGGCGTCACCCCGGAAGAAGTTGATCGGCGTAGCCACTACCAGACCCCCATGATCGCCATGATGTCGTCAGCGCCCCCGGCGCTGTCTGCGCGCTCCAGCAGGGAGACGCGCTTCTCGGCCTTGGACAGCCGCTTGTTCAGCGCGATGTCCAGGTTGAAGCCGGTCGCGTCGCCGAGTACGGCGCCGACCTGGAAGCCCGAGCTGCTGGCCTTCATGACCAGGCCGGTCACGTTGGACTTCAGCTCCTGGCCGTCGACCACGACCGCGACCCGGTCACCCAGACCCCAGTCCTTGCCGAAGACCATCGTCGAGTCCTCCATCGGAACCAGCTGGATGTCGACGGCGGTGAAGCCTGCGTCCTTGATCGCCTCGTCGCCGGCCTGGCGCAGCTCGTCCCAGTCATCGGTGTTGCGCTGGTCGATCCACTGCTCGATGCGCCGGCCCCAGTCGGCCTCGGCTTCCAGGCTGATCTCCGAGTCGATCTGGAGGAGCTGCCGCTTGGTCAGCTCTCCCTGTCCGGCGACGATCGCCCGTGTCACGCCAGGAGCGGAGACGGTGGCGCGCTGCCCGCTGAGCGTGCCGTTGAGCACGTCGAGACGGATGAAGTCGGACCTGTCTTGCACCTCGTACGTCTCGAAGACGAGGTCTGTCCCACGCTGTATGACGCGGAAACCGAGGTTGCCGAGCAGGCCGACCTCGGTCAGCAGGTTGCCGAGCACGGGGAAGCGCGCGGACTTCACGACCTGGGGGCCGCGGGCGTAGTCGGCGCCCATCGTCAGACGTGCATGACGCCGTGGTGACGGGGCCGCCGGGCCGACGTTGGCCCTGACGAACCCGTGCATGACACTCTCTGCCGGACCCTGTCTGACGTCGTGTGCCAGGGCCTGCGTCGCCCCGTCCGGGTTGGTCGGATCGGGGAAGGCGAGCCGGTCCGAGAGGATGACGTTGTCCGACACCCCCTCGAAGACGACCGACCCGCCAGGGTCCTCCGGAGTGGAGGCCGACTCGAACTTGGTCATCGGTCCGGACATCAGGGTGTAGCTCGGGCCGGTGACGATGAGGCCGGCGCCCGGCTTCCGGAGAACCGGAGTCAGCGGATGCTCGGACCCGAGGGTGAGCTTCCAGGAGCCGACGTTGTTGAACGTGTCCTGCATCTCGAAGATCAGTTCCTCGGGCCGGACCAGGCCGACCCGAGTCAGTGACTTGTCGCGCACCTCAACAGTGATGTCAGTGAGTCTCACTATCACACCACCATCCACTTGCGTGGCTGCCAGGAGCAGACGATCGCCGACTTCGAGGTGATGCTCAGCAGGGATGCCTCAGCCGTGGACAGGCCGGGCTTGACCGTCCAGAAGCGGGGCGCGGCGTCCAGCTCGTTGTACCGGTTGGCGCCGGACTGGTCGACGACCGTGCCCTTCTTGGTGTCGATCGTCAGCACCTCGCCGGCCGCCAGCGTGCCGTTCCAGCGCAGTCGCTCCCCAGCGGGGGAGATCGCCGTGAACGTCTTGCCCGGCCCGTACACCGTCCAGATCGGGTACGCCTCGGCGTCACCGGAGTTGTCCAGGAGGATCTCGCCGATGGCCTGCGAGGCGGCGACGTTCAGCTTGGCCAGGTTCGACAGGAACGGCGCCGACGTCGCCCCTGTGATGCGCCGGGACTGGGTGGCCGACGATGTCCAGTACGGGTCTGGTGCCCGGAAGGACAGGACCGTCTCGAACTCGCGCTCTCCGTTGGTCTCCACGCCGTACGTGAACTCGCCCCCGCCCGTGCGGTAGACGGTGGTGGTCCACCGGATACCGTCGTCGTTCAGGAGCGTGAGCGTGCACCGGTCGGATACGGCGAGGGCCAGCCGGGACAGCCGGGCCTGGAGGTCGTCACGGTTGCGCGCGAGGACTTCCAGGGCCAGGTCGATGTCCCGAGGCTGGACCCGCTTACGTCGGTACACAGCACCGTCCCCCGCCCCTTCGAGCCACTGGACGGTGACGGGGGGCAGACCGAAACCGGTCGCCCCCCGCTTGGCCTGGTAGCCCAGGCCCTTGTCCGCGATCTCGTTGAGGTCGAGGGTGTCTGTGCCGCTGCTCAGAAGGAGCTTCGGCAAGACCGAATCACCATCCCATCCGTGCTCGGTTGGCAGCGGCGAACAGGTCTTCCTCGGAGTCGATGGAAGAACCGGGCGCTGCGTAGTAGTTGAGAACCTTCGTCGTGCCGCCGGTCTGGTTGGCGAGGGCAGCGCTCACCGCGGACGTGACTCCGCGGGCTGCGCTGAACTTGCCGATGGTCGGGGCGTCGAACTCGGTGCCGGCCACGTCATCGGTGAGGCCCTTCAGGGACTTCTTCACCGCGTCGTAGCGGGACTCCAGACCGTTGATGAAGCCGTTGATCACGAGCTGGCCGGCGTTGACCAGGAGCACCTTGTCGAGGGATTCAGGTCCCTTCCAGCTCGTCAGCTTGTCCGTGAGGGAGCCCAGGGCATCCTTGACGTCACCGAACATGCCGGTGATGCCAGTGATGAAGCCCTTGATCAACTGCTTACCGGCGTTCTTCAGGACGGTGCCGATGCTCTTGAGTCCGTCCTTGGCCTTCTGCGGGAGCTTGCGCACCTCGGCAACGGCCTTGCCCAGCCACTCCTTGACGGTCGTGACCATCGAGGTGAACTTCTCGCGCGTGGTGGAGACCACGCTGTTCCAGCCGTCGACGAAGAACTGCTTGATCGAGCGCAGGCCGCTCATCGCCTTCGAGCCAAGGCCCGAGAAGAACGAGGAGAAGCCCGAGCTGATCGCGTTCCAGGCGTCCTTGCCGAACTGCTGGACCGACTTCCAGCCAGACTTGAACGCGGAGCCGATGACCGTCAGGCCCTTCTTGGCTGCGCCGAGCACACCGACCGACAGCCAGGTGATGCACGCTCCGAGGATCGTGTCCCACAGGCCCTTGAGGAAGGTCCACAGGCCGTTCCAGATGTCCTTGACGCCCTGCCACAGTCGATCCCAGTCGCCCGTGAAGAGGCCGGCGAAGACCTCGAAGACGCCCCGGATCATCTGCCAGACGCCCTTGAAGATTTCGACGAAACCTTCCAGCACGAGCGAGACGCCGTTGATCGCGGCGACGAACGTGCCGATGAGCATCTCGGCGACGAACTTGATCGCCGGCACGAGGACCGGCATCAGGAAGTCGATGACCGCCTTGAGCGCTTCGAGGAGCGGCATCAGCGCCTGGACCAGGCGATCGAAGGCGTCCTTCAGCAGAGGCAGGAACTGCTCGGCGATCTGCTGAACCACCGGGATCAGCGGCAGGAGAACCGCCTGGAGGATCTGAAGCAGGATCTCGACCAGGGGCATGGCCGCGGTGACGATGCCGGCGAGGAACTCGGCGACGAGCGGCAGGATCGGAGCCAGGCCCGAGATGAGCTGCTCGATCAGCGGCGCGACGATCGCGAGGATCTGACCGAAGGCTTCGACGACGACCGGCAGGATCGTGCTCAGCGCCTGGAAGGCCATGCCGAGCGCGTCCGCGACGATCGGCACCAGCGCGGCGATGACCGGCTGGAGCTGCTGGAAGATCCCCGTCAGGGTGCCGCCCAGCAGGTCGATGACCGGCAGGATCGAGGGAGTCAGCGCGGTGAACGCCTCCGCGAGCGGAGTCAGCGCAGCCGCGATGAGCGGGCCGAGCTGGGCCGCCAGCGCACCCACGATCGTCATCAGCGCGCCGAGCGCTTCGCCCAACGGTGCAAGGACGGGGAGAACCCCGTTCACGCCGTCCTGAAGGCCGTCGAACATGGCCTTCACGCCGTTGATCACGGCGGGCTGGTTCAGGGCGTCAGCGATGCCGCCGAGTGCGGTGCCGATGATCGCGCCGACCTGCGGCAGGATGTCCGTAAGCAGTCCGACCAGCGAACTCAGGAACGCCTTGAACTGCGGCCCCGAGGTGGTGGCGATCTCGGACATCGCCTCATGCGCGCTGTAGAACAGCATCCGCATCTTGTCCTGGACGCTGTCGCGGTCGATCGCGTCATGGATGCCGGCGAGAGTCTCGCGGAACATCCCGAGGGTGGAGCCGCCGGCCTCGGTCGCGGCGCGGGAGATGCCGGCGAGGATGCCGCCGGTCTCGTACAGGACCCCGCCGAGATCCTTCAGCGCCTGGATACCGGCGTCGATCTCCTTGCGGAGGCCGGATTCGCCCTTCTGGTTCAGCCAGTCCGACGCCTTGGTGGCGACGTCTACGAACCACTGGGCGAGCTGGGGGAGGTAGCCGGCGCCGACCTCGCCCAGCACCTTGATGATGTTGGCGAAGGCTCCGGTGCCAGTCGTGGCGATGTCGATCGACTCTGAGAGGTCGTCGAACATGCCGCCCAGCGCGGGGCCGAGCGAGGACTGGATGGAGGTGGCGAAGCCTCCGAAGAACTGGCCGAGCTGGGTCGACGTCTGCGCGAACCCGTCGCGCAGCTCGGGCATGAGGCTGTCGATCAGTTCCCTGATCGGCTTCTTGGCCTCGGCCCAGAACTTGTCACTGATCAGGTTCTGGAGGCTGGAGAGCTGGCCCTTGACCTCGGGCAGAACCTTGTTGAAGTCCTTGAACGCGGCGATCGTGGCACCGATGCCGATCGCCATCCCGCCGAGAATTCCGGGGAGGGCGAGGGACGTTGCGCCGATCTGGGCGAGGGACGCGGACAGGGCGGCGAGGTTGCTGGTTGCCGCGATGCCCCAGGACGCGAGGCCGGCTATCGCCGTTGCCAGCGTGCCGATGATCGGGACGTTCTTGTCCAGGTTCCGCAGGACGTTGCCGAGCTTCTCGAAGATGTTGCTCAGCACGCGTCCGCCGGACAGTGCCTTGATCATGGCGGTGGCTGTGGCGTACGCCGACAGGTTCACCTTGGGGAAGACGTTCACGATCCGGTCGCGGGCCAGGCGGGCCATAGCCGCCATCACCGCAGCGACTGCGCCCTTCGAGGTCTCCGGTTCGATCTCCGCCTTCAGGCCGTCGATCTTGTCCTGGAGGTCGTCGATCTGGTGCTCGACCTTGCGCTTGGCGACCGCGTCCAGCTCGGGCGTGATCTTCGCCTTGAGGTCTTCCATCTGGAGGAAGGCGCCTTCGAGCTGCCGCTTGAGCTTGGCGACGTCCTTGTCATCCAACTTCGGGTTGACCTTGATGTCGTCGAGCATGGCCTTGACCTTGTCGGCCGTGGCCTGCGCTTCGGCCATGTCCCAGTTCAGGGCGACCTCGGCGCGCAGGTCGAGACGCTTCTGGAGTTCCTCCTGCGCCTTCTTCAGCGACTCCTCGTCCATGCCGACCGACAAGTTGACCTCGGCGATCTTCGCCAGCTCGGCGTTGATCTTGGCGAGGGCCGCCTTGAGTGAGGCGTCGTCGTCGTAGTCGACGGTCAGGTCCAGGCGCAGGTCGTTGGCGAGCATCTCGCGCACGGCCAGCAGCTCGGCCTCGTCCACGTGGACGTCGATCTCGACGGAGCGCAGCTTGGCCAGCTCGGCGTCGATGCGGGAGATGGCCGACTTGATCGAGTCCTGGGAGGACTCGTCCACGGTGAGGCGGATCGTGCGGATCTCGTCGAGCCGCTCGTTGAGCATGTCGAGCGCGGCGTCCAGGTCGTCGCCGTTGAGGTCGATCGGGATCGTCGTCTCGCCGAGCCGGTTCAGCTCGCTCTGGATGCGGGCGATGCCGGCGCGGACGGAGTCCTCGTTGTCGAGGTTGACCTTGAGGGTGACGTCCTTCAGCGCCTGCTTGGCCTGGGCCTGGATCTTCTCGGCCTGGGCCTTGATGTCGTCGCCGTCGAGGACGACCTTGGCCTTGACCTCCAGGCCGTTCTCGGCCCGCTTGAGTTCGGCCTTGGCCTCTTCCTTGAACTTGCTGGTGTCCGGCAGGATCTTGATCGCAACGCGACCAACGATCTGCGCATCGGGCATGGGCCTACCTCCGGGCGCTGAACTGCTTGTAGATGTCCGCCACGGAGACGCGGCGCTTGGACTTCCCCTTGGGTGCGGCCTTCTTCTTGGCCTTGGGCCTGGGCCACTCCGGGAACTTGGGCGGCTTCTTGCCCCAGTTGCCGGTAGCCCTGGTGTTCTGGTTGAGCGCGTCGAAGATGTCGGCGGTCATGTGGCGGTCCACGCCCCAGCCGAAGTGCTCCCTGCCGCCGGACGCCAAGGCGAAGGTCAGGGAGGTGTCGGGCAGCCTCTGCACCATGAGCAGCACGAGGGCCGGCGAAGGCCCCCGGCCTGCGATCACGTCGGCGAGATCAACGCCGTAGTAGAACCGCAGGTCGGGGTAGATGCCTTCGCCGTAGTCGTCTACGAGCTGGGCGAGGCTTAGGCTTCCCCCGCCTGAGTGCCCTTGGTGTAGGTCTCGAAGATCGAGGCGAGGATGGCCAGGTCGCCGGCCACCTGCTCGATCAGCTTCTCGGCGACCTTCTTGTCCTTCGCTACCAGGCGGATCGCGTCCGCCAGGACGTCGCCCTGGTCGAGGTCGTTGTCGCCGTCGAGCTTGTCCTGAAGGCCGGCCAGGTTGCCGCGCTCGTCCTTGGACAGGCGCAGCGGGTTACGCAGGACGACGGTGGTCTTCTCGTCGAGCTGGATGTCGGTGGAGCCGTACTTCGCGTCAGCGGCGGCGCGGATGTCGTCGAGGGAGTAAGTGGCCATGAGGTGCGGACCTCCAAGGGGTTGGGAAAGAACGGGGAGCGGACCGAGGGGATGGGCCTCCGCGGGGGAGGCCCCCGGTGTGCAGGCGGGTCCGCAGTCGCACTTACACACCGGGGGAGCTGGTTAGAGCGCTTCGCCGGCCTCGAAGGAGTCGCCGTCCCAGAAGGCGTGCGAGCCGTCGCCCAGGACGACGTACTGGCCCGTGATCCACGCGGTGGACGGCGAGGCCGTCACGGTGTCCAGGTCGGCGACGTCGTAGGGGGCGGTCGAGCCGACCGGGGTGAAGGACCCCGGAGTGCCGGCGGTGGCGCCCGTGGCCGCAGCCCCGCCGAGCGGGGTGATCGCGTACGACCAGTTGTTCGCGCCGTACGGCATCGGCTTCACGCCGAGCGGGAGGCCGGCGAGGGACTCGGTGTCACCGAAGGACAGGTCGTCGCTTCGGTAGACCTCGGCCTTGGGGGCGTAGAACGCGAAGTGGTTCTCGCCGTCCACGAAGACCGCGAGGAACGCGCAGCTCGTGGGGATCGGGTCGGTCGGCACGCCGACAGTGCCGTCCGGCAGGACGGTGGCGTTCGAGCCGTAGTACAGCTTCAGTGCCGGCACATCGAACTGCTGGAGCGTGAGGCTCATCGTCTCTGTGCGCGCGCTGTACTTGGTGCGCAGGGACTTGTTCTGAAGCGAACCGATGGTGGTCGCCTCGCCGCCCTCGGAGGTGATCGAGAAAATCTCTTCGAGGGAGGTGTGGCCCACGGCCTCCCAGGGGGAGAGCGGGGTCAGCAGGTCGGACGGCATCTCGGTGCCGACCGGGGCGGTCAGGTAGTTGCCGCTCCCGATGACGAGAGTTGCGGCATCGTTCAGTGCCACGAGTGGGACTCCTTACTCGCGGTGTGTCTCACTATCACACCGAGCTATGAGGGGGTGGGGATGGGGAAGGGCTTGGAGCGCGGCTTGCGGATGTCGACCTGGAAGGTCGTCTCGTAGCGCCATACGCCGGTCGGGAGGTCCGCGTACTGCACGGGGCCGGTCGCGGTTGCCCAGTCGGTCGCGCGGCGCGGGGCCGCGAGCATGTCCACGCGGGTGATGTGACCGCGGCCTGCGTAGACCTTCTGGTTCAGCCAGGCGTCCCGCAGCACGACGCGGACCGCCTCGGAGAGGATCGACGCGTCGGCGTCTCCGTCCGGGTCCTCACAGAAGGACTGCACGATCACGCGGGCGGAGTCGGTGAAGCGGTCGTCGCCTGTCCAGATGCCGTACGTGGTGTCGCGGCGAACGAGGACGAACGGGAAGACCTGGTCCTTCTGGATCAGGGACTGGACCCGGATACCAGGAAGGCCGTCCCGAAGGACGGCCAGGAGGAGGTCTTCGACTGGGGACAGCTCAGCCAGAGCCTTGATCTCGGCGGGAAGCCCTGCCACTGCCACCCCCTCTCTTCTTCATGCGAATCTTCACGTGGCGCTTGACCTTGGCCCCGCCCCCACTGCGAGGCGGCAGCTTGGCGGCGTCGGTCAGGATGTGCAGGCCCTCCATCGAGCCGACCTCGTACTTGTTCACGACCTCGCCGTCCGCGTTCATCAGCGTCACGTCGTAGGCGTTGCGGCCAGCCTCGATCGCCAGCGCCGAGTTCGGGTTGCCGCCCTGGTTGCTGGAGGAGGTGTCCTCCATGACCACGTATCGGTCGACCCGGCCGCGGTCCGTCTCGATGTGTGCCCGGCTCGGGTCGATACCTCCGGGCTGCTCGTTCGCGCGGGACTTGGCGCGTTGCAGGTTCTCCTCGGCACGAACCTGGATCACGAACTGCTTCTCTTCGAGCGAGAGCTGGACCCCGTCCATCAGGGCAAGGAAGTCTTCGATGTTTTTGAACTTGCCGGGGATCTCGTCGTCGAGCCACTCGATCGTCACGGCCGCTCCCGGATGTCGATCGACCAGTGCCTCGTCTGCCGCGTGCCGTGGTGGTAGGCCGGCGGCGTGACGATGTCCCACTGCTTGCCGATCACCTCGACCCGTGACCACAGGGTGACGTCCGGCAGGTCGGCGTCCACGATCATGCGGGTGATGTTGATTTGCTGCTGACCGGGCACCTCGGCCTTCGAGCTGCGCTGCGGGATCAGCGCGCAGCGCACTTCGACCGGGCCGGCGGGGTCGGCGACCATGACCTTGTTGCCCCGGCTGTCGACGTGCTCGACGGTTCGCCACACCTTCGCCGGCACCCCGCGCCGCCGCTGGCGGCTACTCACCAGGGCTCCGTCTCATCGGCGTAGAAGGGGAACTCCTTGCCGCCGGGGAAGTCCACGGGGACCAGGCCCACCGAGACAGGCCGGCGCTGCGAGCGCCAGGCGGTCACGTCGGCGACGTAGAGACCGGAGTTGCGGCCGGCCAGGGAGGCGAGCAGCTTCTGCTCCTCGCCCGTGAAGTACACGGTGCCGGCGTTCTCACCGGCTGCGTCGTTCCAGCCCAGCGTCTCGTCGCCCGCGCGGGACTGGGTGAATCCGTCCGGGTTGGACATGTACCGCTTGCACGCCTTCAGCACGAGCGTGCGGACCATGCGCGGGGCGGTGTCCTCGGGCCAGTCGCGCCCGTAGTGAGCGGCCAGGTCGGAGGCGTCGTCCAGGGCGTTGGTCGCGATGCGCTCCTCGTCAGCGTCGAGCGTCCAGTCCAGTCGCCCCTTCAGGTCGTCGAGGGTGGCGTACGCCACGTGTGTCTCCTTGCTCGTCGGGGGCGAGAAGGGGCAGGGCCTGTCTTACTAACACACCCTGCCCCGTCTCAGTGACTGTTAGGCAGTCGCACCGTCAGCGCTCGCGGCAACGCCCGTGATGGCGGCCAGCTCCTGCGCCTTCGGGTCCGGGCCGTCCGGGTCCGGCAGTACGTCCGCGTCGGCGTCCAGGTCGAGCTGGATCGCGCGGACGAAGTGCTCGTGCTCGGAGACGAACGCCTGGCCGGTCGCGTCGTCGCGGCCGAGCAGGATGTCCGACACGGAGCGGAAGCCCTTGAAGGTGTTCACCACGGAGCGGTCGACCATGTAGTTCGCGTCATAGTCGCGGACCCAGCGCAGGGCCACCCCGTTGTAGGAGGCGGAGGCGCCGAAGGGCACGGACTGCGGAACCGAGGGGGCGCCGGTCGCGAAGATGAACGCGGACTGCGTCATCGCGATGGCCTTGTCCGCCGCCAGCTCGTTGCTGACGACGATGTTGAAGCCGTAGCGCCGGCCGATGGTGGCCTCGCGCAGGGCGGAGACGGCCTCGGCGTCGCCGACGTTCGAGGCCAGGTTCAGGGCCTCGTCCGACAGAAGCGCGGTCTCCCAGTCGGTACCGACCAGCAGGGTCCGCTGCTCCTTGGGGATGCGGAACTTGTTCAGCACGTCACGGGCGCGGATCAGGGTCCGGCGCAGGTCACGGCCGGCAACCGCACCACCGAGGGTGACGGCGTACTCCTGGTCCTTGATGTAGTCGACGGCCTGGTACTCCAGACCGCGACCCACGGCCTCGGTCTGCTTGGCCATCAGCTTGGCCCAGCCCTGGAGATCGAAGTCGTTCTGCTCGTCGGTGAGCTGAAGCGCGGAGTAGATGTCGCCACCGAAGGTGACGGCCACCGTCTTCTCCTCGTACCGGTCGAACTCGATCGGCGCGGAGCGGTTGTTGCGGAAGCCGTACGTCCTGAACGGAAGCACCCCTTCCACCTTGACGTTGATGGTGTCGTTCTTGGCGCCCTTGAACTGGTCGATGCCCTCGCGCTGGAAGATCGCGGGAACGACCAGAGCCTCTTCGAGAGCGACCGCAGCGGTCGCCGCGATCTTCTCGGGCTTGATCACATCATGCGGCGTGTAAGCCACTGTGGGGTTCTCCTGTCGGTAGGGGAAGGGAGGCTCGGCGTGTCTCACTTACACACCGGCGCCAGAAGGGCGAAGGCTCAGTAGCGGCGCTGACGTGCAGCGCGAGCGGCCTTGACCGGGTCGAAGTCCTCGTCGCCATCGGACGGGGACAGGCCACCGCCGAGAGACTCGGGGACCGGAGCCGCGACGAGCTTCTGAAGCTCCTTCGCGTCGGCCTCCAGCTCCTCGGGCGTGGCGCCCGTCAGGCGCTTGGCCAGAGTCTCGGGCAGCTCGTACTTGGCCGCCACGGTGTTGAGCAGGATCTTCCGCTCCAGCGCCTCGTTCTGCGTCTTCAGCTCGGTGACCGCCGCCTCGAACTCCTCGGGCGTCTTGGCGCCAGCGAACCGGGCCTCGACCTCGCGGAGCTTCACGCGGTAGTTCGCCGCCTCGGCGTTCGCCTCGGTCAGCTTCTGACGCAGCACCTCGGCCGGCACTTCCTCGGCCGGCTTCTCCTCGGGCGTCTCCGCAGGCTTCTGCTCCCCGTCCGGGGGCGTCTGGCCGGGCTGCTCCGTGGTGGTCTCTTCGGTGCTGGGGGTTTCCTGCTCGGGCACTCTCACGCCTCCTGGACGTTCGTTGTGGACTGCCGCGCCTCCTGGGCTGCGGCCTTCTGTTCCTGCCGGATGAACCGGCGCCAGGCGGATATCGCCTGCTTGCCAGCGAGGCCCTTGGTGACCTTGGGCCACAGTTCCTCGTACCGGCGGTTCAGCTCGTACAGCGAAGAAGCAGACGAGCCCTTGTACTGCGCCAGGCTGTAGACGGGCTCGGCGTAGCAGTGACAGTTGTCGTGGAATTTGTCGCCGTCCGCGTACTCGCCGGACGTCAACGCGGCGAGTGAAGGCCCGGCCTTGGCCTGGGTCTTGTAGACGGGGCCACGGGAGATGAGCATCGCGCACCACCCGCACGGGGTGCCGGTGCGCGAAAGCCGGATGTAGCCGATCACTCGGCGGTCCTTGGCCATGTGGTTCCACACGGTGGACCGGCCGCCGTTCATCACCAGGCGCTCGGCCGTCGCAGCCTGGCGTGCGCCGGCCTGCTGGTGCGCTTCCTCGCGCGCCTTGTCGACGTCCTTCGCAGGCTTGGCCGTGTCGATCGTGGCTGTCTTGCGCTCCAGGTTCGCCGGCCCGAGGGCTTCGAGGATCTCCCTCGCCTCGGCCTCGGCTTCCCGCTCGATCCGCTCCTCGTCCTCGCGCAGACTGGGCAGCTCCTCGACCTCGATCTGGTCGCCGTCCGGATCGGCGCCGGCCTCCTGGGCAGGCTGATCAGACGGGAGCTGCGCCTCCCCGCGGGCTTCCACGGACGCGCCGCTCGCGGCCGGCGGGGAGGAGTCTGAGGAGTCGGAGCCGGGGGAGTCTGGCGACCCCTCCAGGGAGCCGTCAGCGGCATCCCCGATCAGCTCGGCGAACTCGCGACGCAAGGTTTCCAGAGTCACGTACGGGGGCTCTGGATGGTACGGATCGACCACCGTCTTACCGGTGCGCAGTGCGCGCACCAGGCGGTAGTACGCACGAGCCAGGTCACGGCTCATACGGCGCCGGGTCATCACCAGCGTGATGGCCCTCTTCAGCCATGCCGTGGACGTGGCAGCCCTCGCGGTAACGGGGACTGCCTGCCACAGCTTCAGCGCCTCCTCGACGGTGCCCGCCCCGATCTGGGTCAGGGCCACCTGGAAGGCGACGGATGCACGATCAGCCTCAGCCTGTCGGGCTGGACCGGTCACGCGGCGATCACCTCTGCATCCGAGGTCGCCGGCACTTCAGAGACGGACGGAGTGGCCCGCGTCAGCGCGGAAGCCAGCTGACCAACGGAGTCCTCGTCCTCGGCCATCTCGACCCAGTCCTCGTACTCCGTCTGCGTCACGCCCGGCACACGCTTCCACAGGCCACGCCTCGGGATGCCGAGCTGCTCGGCGAGCTTGCCCAGCGCGTCAGCGGCCTGCGCCAGCGAACGCGACTCCATGTCGCGCCACTGCACTTCACCGTGGAAGTCCTCGGCGGAAGAGGCGTTGCCGTCCAGCTCGGCGGCCAGCCTGAAGACTCTCTCCCAGGACTCGCCGAAGATGGACTGGAACTCGGCGATCTTGCGCTGAAGCGCCGTCTCCGCAGCCAGCAGGGCCTCCGCGCTCAGGTTGGCGATCTGCCCCAGCAGGTGGTGGGGCGGGGTCTGGCTGATCGCAGCGAGGTGCCGTATGGACATGTCGATCGAGTCGATGAGCGACCCGACCGGCCCGGCCGGCAGACTCCCGAACTTCACGTCGGGGTCCTCGGCGAACAAAAAGCGTCTGGCGTTGTGGTTGATCGCTGCCGGGATCGGGTTGCCCGCGCCGTCCAGCTTGGGCCGGCTGTCGACCGCCTTCTCGGGGTCGGTCGTCACGTTGCCGTCAGCGTCGACCAGCTCCATCTGCATGGGCGGAGCCATGCCGGTCGCATACCGCACCTCGTGCGAGGTGTACGTCTGCGCGACGAGCAGGTCGAAGACGGTCTGGTTGATGCGGTCCTGGAGGGCGATCATCGGCTCGACGACGCCGATCGTCCGACCTTCGAGGTCGACGGAGGCGGCGAACCGGGTGACCGGACACTCGCTCGCGCCGTGCCGCTTCAGGCGGGTGACGCTCACGCTGTCCGGGTCGGTCTTCGACTCGTAGGTGACGGCGTACTCGAAGGAGCCGTCCCACATCCGGGCCTTGCCCTTGGCCTTGCCCTTCGGCGGCGTGACGATGGTCAGTGCGGCGTACGGGGTCTCGTCGTTGGCCGGGTCCTCGTACAGGGCGGCCGTCCGCTTCGCGGACAGGCCCTTCGAGGTGACGCCCTTCTTGGTCTTCTCCGTCAGGACGAAGGAGTGACCGAACGACAACGCTCCCCGATAGATGGCCGACTGGCGCGCGTCGAGACGCGAGCGCTGCCAGTGCGACCACTCCCCGGACTTCGAGGCCGCGGGCTCGGGCAGCTCGCTCTCCGAGCTGGAGCCCGAGCGGAACCCGTCCACGTACAGGGCCTGGGCCGGCGTGCCGACCAGCAACGGCATCCAGTTGGACACCGCGCGCTTCGCGAGCATCTTGTACTCGTCGTCCGCCTGGGGCGGCATGTACGGGTCGTCATGCTCGCCCCGCACGTACCGGTCGATACGGGCCAGCCGGCCCTCGTCGCGATCGAGGATGGCGAGGAGTTCCGTCGCCAGCGCCTTCGGGCTGGTGTCAGCCATGCCTCACCACCCTTCTGTCTAACTAACACACTGCTACAGGAAGTAACCTCGGCCCGAGCGAGCCCGGACCTTCTTGCCGCGCGCACGCAGGTCGTACAGCGCCTCGTGCGCGAGCATCAGCGCGGCGTAGGCGTCGACCTTGCGAGGCGACTCGCGGGACTCCTTGCCGAAGCTGATGCCGTAGTTGTTCGACCGGCGCCGCGCGTTCAGCGCGTGCCGGCGCAGGATCAGATCGCCGTCGTACCGGAGCTTCCTGTCGAACACCGAGCGCATCAGGCGCTCGTGCGCCATCGTCGACAACTTCAGCGACGACCGCATGTCCCAGCCGATCCGGTCCTTGCCGACCGGCGACTTCACGGCCAGGCGGTCGCCGTACGTCTCGTCCCACTCGGAGATGTACGACTCCCACAACGCCACGTCGGCGTAGAACGCCTTCACGTCGTACATGCGGAAGGCGTCGTGCACGGCCGAGTCGACCTCGGCCCGCGGCACGGACCAGCCGTCACCCTTCGGGCCGTCTGGCCTCTCCCACAGCCCGAGCACGAACGCGCACATGTCGCGCACGCGCAGCGCGACCACGGCCGTCGCGTCGTCGGTCTTACCGCCGTCGAAGCCCATCACGACCTCGTCGCCCGGCTGGAGCGTTGCACCCTCACACAGGATGTCCGCCCACTGCTCAGGCCCGTACAGCGCGTCTTCCTCGGCGACGACCTGATTCAAGTACATGCGCCGGGAGCGCGAGGCCGAGATCGTCAAGTTCATGACGGACTTGATGATCGCCTCGATCTTCAGCCAGACCGCATCGCCCCGGATCTTCGGGAGAACGATCCGCAGCGCCTCGGGCGTCAACGGAGTCTTCGGGTGGGCCTCGATCGAGTCGTACAGCGTGCCGACGTCGGCCGCGCGGCCTTCGAGCACCTTGTTGTGCGCCTCGCGCGTACGCTCGGCCACGCTGTCCTCGCCCGGCAGATAGGCGTTCGTGATCGCCAGGTACCGGGAGTCCATCTTGGTGGAGTTACCGTCGATGGTCTCGAACATCTTGTGGCCGCCGTTGCCGGCGACCCAGTGATGCGTCTCGTTGAGCAGCGTGAACGTCGTTCGCTTGCCCTCGATCGCCCGGTACGAGCTGGTGACCGCCTGGAGCTTCTTCCGGCCGCGATCGGCACGGATCAGCTCGGCGCCGGCCTTGATGCCGTACGTCTGTATGAGCTTCGGCCCCATCAGGATGGGCAGGTAGCCCATCGTGTTGGTGGTCTGCTCCTGGTTCACGGCCGTGACCTGCACCCACGCCTGCGGGTGCGCCTTCGCGACCGGGCTGCCGTCCTCGTCCCAGTGGGAGAAGCGCGACGGCCCAACGAACTCGACGAGCGAGATCACCGCGAGGAGCGGGTCTTTCCCCCAGCCCTTGAGGCGCTGGAGGACTCCGGTCCGGTAGATGAACTCGCCGTCTTTGTCGATGGCGTACCACCACAGCAGGAAGCGGAGCTGTTCCGCGGTGAACTTCCACGGCACGCGCTGCTCGTCGGTGGAACCCTCGCCGTCCAGGTACTCGGCGCACCAGCCGGCGATCTGCCATCCAAGCGTGAACTCGGGGAGCTTCCACCTGCCGAAGGCGTCCTTCTGCCAGGTCGGCCCGAGATACTCGGGCTCCAGGGCCTCGATCTCTTCGGGAGTGAGCGGCGCAGCGGTGGCCATGCGTCACCCCCGATCAGTCAACTCCCAGCACCTTCTTGTAGTCCGCGATGGCGACTACGGCGGCAGAGTCCTGCTCGGGTACGGGCTCGGTCAGTTCGATGCGCACACGGCGCCGGTCGCCCTCGGCGACAAGCAGTCGCTCGAAGGCTGAGTAGATGGTCTGGAGCATCTGCCCGCTGCGCTTGCCCGCCTTCTTGTAGAAGGACAAGTCCTCGCACAGCGAGTAGGCGAAGGCCCAGTCGGAGTTCTGGTAGAAGTCCGCCTGGCCGGAAGTCTTGAGTGCGTCCCACAGCCGGCGCGCGATGGGGTGCCAGTCTCGATCCGCGTTGGGGATTTTGACCGGCCGCATCTCGCCCTGGGTCATCGACTGCTCGTCGCCGCCCTTGCGAGACCGGGGGCGCGCGAGGTCTTCTTCACGATTCGGGACGGGGCCACGTGCGCCCACCGGTTCACCTCCGTTCAGGAGAAGTCGAGCCCCCTGGGGTAGCGACCAGGGGGCGAGGCATCACCCAGGGGAGAGGAAGCCCTGGGGTGCCGGCCGGCGCTCAACGAGCAGGGGAGGGGCTCGGAGCTGCCGGGCTCACAGGAGGCCAGGATGGGCCTCGTCCCGTCGAAAGCGCTGAGCGATCTTGCGCCGCTTCGCGGCCATCGCCTCGCCGCCTTCGCGGGATGACTTGCGCTGGTGATGCCATCCGCAGAGTGCTCTCAGGTTGGCTTCTCGATGATCGTCACCAGCGATGATGTGGTCCACGTCGGTGGCTGGCTCCTCGCATCGCACGCCGTAGGAGTCGCGCGCGGTGCAGCGGTGTCCGTCCCGCCGAAGGATTCGCTTCCGTATCCGGTCCCAGTCCTTCGGGAGCCGGCCTCTGCGGTCGGAGTTCTGCCACTGGGGCGAGGTCGTCACCCCCTGGCCGTGGAAGTTGACCCCCTCGACGACGTCCTACCTGCGCACAGATAGCTGCCCGAAGCTGTCGACCCGAGGGGAAGTAGGGGAGCTGAAGAAGTACGTGGCTGCGTTCAGAGGGGCGCTCCGCGCCCCCGCTGGCCAAGCCTCAACTACGTCAGTAGGAAGCATCAGCGAGGCCCGACAGGGCCTCCAGCCTGCGGTTTCGTCTAGCCGCTAGCCTCTTACATATATAAGGATGCAGTTGATCTTGGTCCGTTTGCGGACCGTCCCCGGTGACCTCGGTCACACTTACACAGAGGGTCCTACGGCCAGCGCTGGCGCCGCCTCGCGGCGGCGCACAGAGCCAGTCGCAACGGCGAAGAGGTGTCAGTGGAAGGGGTGCCCTACCGGGCACCACGGGGCTGGCCGGCTGTACGCCTGGGCGCCGCGCTGCGGCGCACTGATGCAGCACTCTTTGCAGCACTCTTTGCAGCGCTCTGGGAGCGCTGCGGTGGCGCTCTGGCCAGCAGGGACAAGGCCCGCGGCGATGCGCCGGCCTCCCTTGATCGACCTTGAAACCGTGGCAGAATCTCGGCTGCTATCACGATTCGATCGGCCGGCTCAGCCGGTAAGGGTCACCCCCCACCCCCATCGCTTACGTTCGAAGCTAAAGTCTCTCGCCGCTGAAGTCTTGCGCGCGCGGGCAGTCGTCAGCGGCTGGCAGTCGGCGCACGCGCAAAGCCAGCGGCTCTCGCGCACGGCCGCCCGTCACGCACGCGCGCACACGTGACGCACGGACAGGCAGGCAAGCCAGGAGCGGCCCGCCACGGGCCGAACGGCAGGCCACTGGACTAACTCCCCAGGGACCGCGTGAACGGGCCGGAAAACGGCGCCTGACCTGCGGAAACGGGCATGGTGGGATAGGCAGACATCGAGCGGCCAGCACTCGGCCAGCAGGAACGGACAGAAACGGACACATCGGGCAGGTGAACGGGCCGATCGGCAAAGTGTGGTGCACATCACACTGGCTTGTATCTTCGCAGGTCAGATGGTGTGCAGCAGTCCGGATCGGGGCCGGATCGGGCCTGTCTGAAGGTGTGTTGGTTGGACATCGCTCCGAGGGTCTGCCTAGTGTCTGCACATCACACCGACCGAGCACGACGAACGGAGGCAGGACATGAACGCAACGCACCGACACACCACACACGGACCGGCCCCGTAGGCCCGCAAAGCGCCGGAGCCGGTGAGGCCGGTTCGGCGAACAACCCCTAGGGAGAGGGCCACCTCTGCGGGCTCTAGGGGGGAAGCGTCGGGCTAGTTCGCACTTAGGCCAGGAAACGGTTGTCCCGAAGCGCCTGTACCGCGTCATGGCGGCAGGAAACGGGGGCCGGTGACAGTGAAGCGGTGAGCCCGTGGATCTAAGCCCAAGCTCTCAGTTAGGGGTGCTCGCCGTTTCCCGCTCCCCAGGGAGTGCCTTACCGCCCCTACAGATGGGAGGTAGCCACAAGGGCCGAAAGTCGGCCCTATGGCGGTAAGGCACTCCAGGGGGAGCGGGAACGGGGCCTAGTCCTCCCCGTTCCGCAGAACGGACCGCAGCACCCATCACTACCCGCGCCCCCTACGGGGGCGTACCGAATAGCCGCGCTAGGCAGCGCACGCCGCATCTTTCGACCTCTGCCCGACGCCGACACTCGCGAGTCACTCCCCTGGTTGGGGAGGTACCGCAGTGCCGCGCTCCGGGGACATGTTCACGCCGTCGGCCTCTGTCGTTTCGCCTGGTGCATCCGGTCGGGGCGGTGAGAACGGGACACGTTGAGTGTCGCCGCCACCGCCCCAGACCGGCACGCCTTCAGGCAAGCCGGCCTGTCCGGAGTGCCCGAAGGGGTGCCAGTCCCGGCATCCCTCCCTACTCAGTTTCGGAGGACACCCATGCCCGTTTCCCTCGCCAAGCCGACCGACGTCAAGCCGAACGCTGCCATGTTCCTGTCGGAGGTCGCTCGCGAGCTGGGCGTTACCCGTGCGACGGTGACCAACTGGCACCAGCGTCACGAGGACTTCCCGCAGGTGCACACGATCGGTGGCCAGCGGTACGTGAGCCGCAACGACCTGTTCGCCTGGCTGGACAAGGACGGACGCCTGGAGAAGATCCGGCGCTACCAGTCCAAGCAGACTCCGGAGTACCGCAAGCCTCGCGTCCGTAAGGACGTCGCGGAGATCCGGGCGCTGATCGAGAAGCACGAGGCCGCCTTGCTGCGGCTGAACCGTGAGCTTCAGCGTGCGCTGCGTTCGGAGGCTATGTGATAGCTAGACCTTAGTGTGTTAGACTGACTAAGCCCGACCGGCAGGCACCCAGGTTCGAGCCCTGGGCGGGCACTCCACCCCCCAACCTTCGACGAACGGAGACACTCATGTCCGTATCCCTGATCAAGGCCACCGACTGCCCGGCCTGCTGTAACTGCCCGTCCGACCCGCGAGACCCGCGGACCTGGGTGCCGTGCGCCCACGACAAGAACGCCCTGTGCGAGCCGCATGACCTGGAGTTCGCACGCGAGCAGGCCCAGTGGTACCTGGATGACGTGCGCGCCGAGTGGGAGGCAGAGGTGAGCGCCGCCGCATCCTGGCCGTACTAAGTGTGATAGACTGACATAAGTCAGCGAGACGCGAGCAGCCACCACCCGTGCGCGAGTCCGGGGCGTCCACCCAAAGTGCCAAGTGTGTTAGACTGACTACCAGACACCAGGAGAAATCCAGTGATCAGCTTCACCTCCGCCGCTCGCTACAAGGCCGCTCTCCGCTCCGCTCGCGCCGGTTCCGACCGGATCGCCGCCGCCACCTCGAAGCCCTCGGAGATGCCCGAGGATGCGCGGTACTACCTGACCGACGACAGCCAGGCCGGCTTCGGGGTGACCCCTGACGGCACGCTCATCGGCCTGTTCTCCTGCGTCAAAGGGCGCGGTGAGGAGCTGGTGAACGCGGCCATCCGCGAGGGCGCCCACCTGCTCGACTGCTTCGACGGCTTCCTGCCGTCGTACTACCAGGGCTTCGGGTTCGTCGAGACCGAGCGCGTCCCCAACTGGACGGCGGGCGAACCCGACGTGATCTTCATGTCCCTGGTCAACGCGTGACCGGCTGCCCCAGGCAGCACGGGTGACCGGCAGGCACCGGGGTTCGAGCCCCTGGCACCCACCACCCTGCACACACAAGGTGTGTTAGGCTGACCGAGAGGAACCCATCATGACCGTCTCCCTTGAGAAGGCCATCTCCCCCGAAGCTGCCGTCGCCGCCCTCAAGCTGGAGAACGAGCGACTGAATGCCGCCCTGGAACTGGTGGCCGCCGACCTGGAGCGTACCCAGAAGGGGTACGGCTCCCTGGAGGCCCGCTACTCCAACATTCACGGCGCCCTCCAGCGTGAGCAGGAGGAGGCACGGGCCGCCCGCGAGAAGTACAGCAAGCTGCGCTATGACGCGCACCAGGTCATCCGCGCCCTGGTCGACGAGTACGACCTGGGCGGGTACCGCGAGGAGATTTCCGAGAAGATCGAGGAGATCGGCCTGGACTCCCTGGAGTGCAGCTACGAGGGCGAAGTCACCGTCACCTTCAACTTCGAGGGGCTGCGAAAGCGCGACGGCTCCGAGATCGACGAGGAGACCTTCCGGGCCGCCCTGGACCTGACCCTGCGCACCATCGGGGACCTGGACGTGGACAACTACACCTACGACATCGGGGACATCGACATCGACCAGGAGTGAGTGTGTAACACTGACCATATGTGTTAGGCTGACATAAGTCGGCAGGGAGACCGGCAGCCCCCAGGGTTCGAGGCCCTGGCTCCCGCCGGGACGGCAGGCATCGCCGCCAGTCCCCACCACCCACCACACCCCTGAAGGGACACCCATGTCTTCCCTCGACCGCGACGCCCTTACCGAGATCGCCGAGAAGGCCCTGAAGCGCCCGTCCGACGCGATGTTCTGGGACGACCGGCTGTTCACCACGCACGGCGCGATGTTCCACTGGGCCGACAACGGCGACGACATCCTGGCCGAGTCCAACTACCTCTCCGCCCTGGCGTTGATCCAGGGAGCGGCCGGCGATTTTGCGGACGACCATGTCATCGACGGCTCTGCCCGACACTTCGCCTTCGGCAGCCTGCGCACCATCTACGTCCAGGTCTACGAGACCTGCGAGGAAGAGTGCGAGTGCGAGCCCACCTTCCAGCACGAGGAGCACTGCGACCACGACGAGGACTCCTGGTACTGCCAGAACTTCTGTGAGGTCGAGTGCGACGGGGAGCAGTGCCTGCCCGAGAAGCCTGAGTTCACCGCGGCCTTCAAGGAGGCGGCCGAGCTGGCGTACGGACTGGTGGACTACTCGATCATCGACGAGTCGGACTACTCCGAGCGCGAGTACGAGCGCTTCCAGACCAACCTGAACGAGGCCCTGGAGTACGTACAGCGAGACTTCGAGGACGACTCCGAGGAGCAGTCCGCCGCGATCTCCGAGCGGGCGTACGAGGGCGGCCTGGGCGAGTTGCTCGGAGAGCTGCCCGAAGCGTGCGTGGACACGGACAAGGTCGCCGTCATCTACCGCGAGGCGCGCGACGCCTACTTCGCCGAGCTGGGCAACGCCCACCTGAACGCGCCCATCACCGGGCAGCTCGCACTGGTCTAAGTGTGTTAGGTCGACATCGACCAGGGAGACCGGCAGGCACCCAGGTTCGAGCCCTGGGCTCCCACCATCGCGGACATCCCGCGAGCAGCGATACAAGGGGAGACAGAACCTTGCGAAACCTCAGCGTCAGCCTCCTGACCGAAGCCTTCCGTCCGCTCGCCCGCGTCTTCGGCGACGGCATGACCTCCCTCCACACCGGCCCGTCGTTCACCTGCAACGAGGCCGACGAGATCGCCGTCGCCCTGTACGTGAGCGGCTTCCCGGAGGAGGCCGTGGCCTGGCTGGAGGGCCACGCCACGGGCGAGGACTGGGAAGACACCCACGCCCACAACTACGACGAGCAGCAGGGCGACCACGACCGGGAGAAGCCGCGCGTCTTCGACCAGGAGGAGATCCGGGAGTACCTGCGCGAGCAGGCGGAGAACTACCTGGACTCCCTGAAGATCATCGCGGCTGCCTGACCACCATCACACCGCGGGGGCGGTGCCTGCCGCCCCCGCACCCTGCCCGAGGAGACATAGCCATGATCATGCAGCGACTGCTTGACCGCATCACCGACGAGAACGTGGACAACATCCTGGAGATCGCCTCGTACGGAGGGATCACGTACTGGGCCATCGAGCCGACCGTCGACGAGTTCGCCGGCCTGCCCGAAGGCAAGGCGTACACCATCGTCGAGGGCGAGGACGTCTGCCCGTTCTTCGGCGGCGAGCGCGAGGTCGAGAAGGTCCACTACCTGAGCCGGGACGAGATACGGGTGGCGTACACCAAGCTCCTGGACCCCTTCCAGACGTACGTGAACGACGAGATCGCGGGGTACGTCATCGACTCCTGGCGAGACCGTGACGAGGACGGCATCGCGGCCGGACACATCGACGCCGACGCAGCAGACGTCATCGTGCCGGTGGCCGCGTTCGGGAAGGTCGTCTACGGCTGACCGAGTGTGTAAGACGGACCTAGTGTGTTAGGCTGGCAACGCCAGCAGGGAGACCGGCAGACGCCGGGGTTCGAGTCCCCGGCTCCCGCCATCGCGGACAGTCCGCGAGTAGCGGCCCAAGGGGCGTAGCAGATGAGCACCACCTTCTCCCTCGACGACATCCGATTCGCGGTCAACCAGGGTGCGGACCTGGTCCAGGAAGGGCTGGACCTGGGAGACCGGGACAGCGACCTGATCAACCTGGTCGTCAACGCGATCGTGACGGTGGCTGAAGACCCCGACGTGGACGGCCTCGACACGGTCATCGAAACCCAGTACGGCGAGTCGCCCGAGGAAGTTCGGGGCTGGTGGGACTGGTAAATCGCCAGCTCAACACCGCAGGGAACTAACCCACTTGAGAGGAACAAGCACAGTGAAGATCGAACGCGATGCGCACGAGATCAAGACCGAGGCAGGCACCTTCTACGTCCTGGTCCAGTCGGCCGAGCGCGGCAGCCACTACGACTTCGACAAGAAAGTGACCGTCGAGGACATCACCCCCCGCGTCTGGATCAGCACCGACCCGGAGTTCAAGGGCGATGTGGAGAAGGGGCACGTCAAGATCCGGGGCCGCAAGTACAGCACCGAGTACACCTACAAGCGACTGCCCGACAACCAGGGCCGCCTGGACCGGCACGGCATCGTCATGAAGTGGACGACCGACGTGCGGACGTGGAACGGGGGCCGCCGCAACGACAAGGGCAGGCAGCTCGACTACGAGACGAAGGCGTACGGCGTGCTGTCCGAGTGGGAGGTCGAGGCTCTGAACGCCTTCGAGACGGCTCACCCGAACTGGCAGACCGAGAGCGTCCTGCGCCTGTTCGAGTACGAGCGGAACCGCGAGACCGAGAGGGCGGAGTCCCTGCGCCGGGAAGCGTCCGCGCACGAGATCGAAGCCCAGAAGTGGCAGGTCCGCATCGACGACCTGATGGACAACGCCTGACCCACTGAGTGACGGGAGCGGGGCCGAGGTGAGATCGGCCCCCCTCCCTACCCCCAACGATACGAGGAGACCTGGAGATGGGACGCATGAAGGACATCACGATCGACCTGATCAGCTTCGAACTGGGCGAGCTGGACGACGCCGAGACGCTGGACCTGTTCGCCACCCTGATCAAGAGCGGCATGGCCTGGTCTCTCCAGGGCACGTATGGCCGCACCGCCCGGCGCCTGATCGGCGCCGGCCTGATCACCGAGGACGGCGAGGTCGTCTACTCCTTCGACTTCGAGGAGCTGGCCGCGTGAGCATCCCCCGACAGCTGAGCGCCCGAGTCGACGCCGACCTGGCCCAGGCGATCGAGACGCTCGCCCCGACCGGCCTGAGCTACAGCGAGATCGTCAAGCGCGCGGTCGCCGAGTTCGCCACCATCTACCGCGTTGCGGTCGAGAACAAGGTGGCCGCTCCCCACGAGATCCCGCGCTTGATCGCCTACAAGTACGAGCTGCCGCCCCGCTGGCAGCCGCCCCGCACGGGCGCCATCAACCTCCCCCGCCTGAAGTCCCCCAAGGAGTAGTCCTATGAGCGCCCGCCACCTCGCCAGCCGCACCTTCGATCTGACCAAGCACGCCGCAGCCTTCGCCTCCACGGGGCTGGCTGTCGTGGGCGCCGCCGCGGTGCTCACCATCGGGACTGCTGTCGTCACCCACGAACCGCCGGCCTCCGCCCAGTCGGTCACGGTCGTCACGACCACCCAGGACACGATCGGCCTGCCGACCCGCCCGTGCACCGATGACGGCACCGTGGATTACGCCTGCTACTGGGACGCGGCCACGATGGGCAACGGAGAGGGCAGCAGCTACGTCGTGGACGACAGGGGACACGTGATCTACCTGGACCCGAGGCTGAACGGCACTGCCGAGCGCGTGGCCTTCAACGACCGGCAGGCCGCCCAGGGCAAGGAGCTGTGGGGCACGTACGACGGGCACCGCTTCTGCTGGGCGAAGGTGGGCGACACCTCGTACATCACCTGCTTCGACGGCTACAAGACCACCACGTGACGCTAGGCCCGAATGTGTTACTCGGACAGGGTGACCGGCAGGCACCAGGGTTCGAGCCCCTGGCACCCACTCGCTCGACTCTCCCGACTCACGCTCCGAGAGGACTCCGCAGTGAAGTGCATCGTGACCAGCAGTGAAGGCGTCGGCTGCAAGAACGACGCGAGCCACCGTCGAGACGGGCTGTGCACCGCCCACCGCTCCCGCATCGCCCGATGGGGGCACGTCGGCAAGGACATCCCACTCCGCGAGTACATCCGCACCGCCCCGATCTCCGCCCCGAAGTACCTGAAGGGCGAGACCGAGGAAGAGAAGTTCTTCAGCGCCGTCGTCTGGTCCGGTCAGCATCAGGTCTGGACGGGCGGCATCTGCAAGTCCACCGGCCTGGGACAGCTCTCCTACAACGGCTACAACCAGACCGCCGGCCGGGTCTCCTGGCTGATCCACTGCGGCCCGCTCCCCAAGGGCGTGCGCGTTGTCCCCACCTGTGGAGAACGGCTGTGCGTACGGCTGTCCCATCTCCAGGCGGTGTACGCCAACGGTGACCCGTACGTGGACCTGAGTCCGGCGGAACTCGATGAGCTGGCGGGTGTGTGATAGAGTGACTGCGTTCGGATGGAAGCGCGAGGGCGGCGAGTGGCTCTGGCGCCCCGACATCAAGACACAGATGGCCGAGATCACGGGCGGGCTGTACGGCGAGGAGTACGAGGACCGGCGCCGTGAGCTGGAGGAGCTGGTCGACGCGGTCCGCCGAGAGTGGGCCGCCAAGCTGCGAGACGCAGCGAGCGACCTGCCCGACCCGATGGGCCGCCACTTCTACACCGGCACCGGCATGATCCACGCGGCCGACCTGCTGGACCCTGACAAGGAGGACCCCGAGTGAGTGACAACCTGCTCGTCGGCCTGGCCGGCTTCGCCCGGTCCGGCAAGGACGCCGCAGCACAGACCCTGATCGAGGGAGGCTGGAGGCGGGACGCCTTCGCCGATCGTCTGAAGACGTTCCTGTATCGGCAGAACCCACTGGTCACGACGTTCCCCGACGCGCCGCCCGTACGCCTGGCTAACCTGGTGAACGCCATCGGGTGGGACGAGGCGAAGGAGAGGTACCCCGAGGTTCGGCGCCTGCTGCACGCGACGGGCACCGATGCCGGCCGCGCGACGCTGGGCGAGAACGTATGGATCGACGCCCTGTTCAACGACTACGAGCCCGAGCGCGAAGCCCTTGTGGTCAGCGACGTGCGCTTCCCCAACGAGGCGCGAGCCGTACAGGGCCGCGGTGGTGTGGTGATCTGGATCGACCGACCCGGCGTCGGCCCGGCCAGGGATGAGCACGGCCGCCCGTACTCCTCCGAGGTGGCGCTGGCGAACTGGAAGTTCGACGCCACCCTGTCCAACGACGGCACCCTGGATGACCTGCGGGACCGCCTGCTGGGCGTCACCACGCTGGCCGCTCAGTTCCTCGTCGCAGCGTAGGTGTGTTAGAGTGACTGACATCAGGCGGATCGACGAACTGGATGCCCTTCCGAGCGGCACAGTGATCGTCGGCCTCGATCCCCAGGCCACCACCGTGCACAAGGCGGGTGGCAACTGGATCGACCTCCGCAAGCCGCCCGGTACCACCTGGAACGTCCGAACCTACGTCATGGCACGCCGCTGGGGCGTGCGAGTCGTATCCCAACCCGAGAGGAACCCCGAAGTGAGCAACGACCCGATCGAGACCATCCGCCGCGAGCTGGAGACGCTGGTCTCCCACAAGGTGAACGAGGTGAAGTCCCAGTTCATCGCCCTGGTTGAGGAGTACGAGGCCCGCGAGGCGAAGCGAACCCGTGAGATCCAGTCCTTCTTCGCCGAGGACGGTGACGTGGACACCGACAAGTACAGCTACGAGGAGTACGACGTCGCGGTGGACGACGCCGGACAGGAGGCCCGCGACGACCTGGGCGGCCTGCTCCGCGAGCTGCGCGAGCTGCTCAGCACCCCGGCCCAGGTGTGATAGGTAGACCGATGAAGCCGACGATGAGCAGAGACGGGCGATACCGGATCAACCTCCGGGTCGCGTTCCGCCTGGACCTGGACCGCATGGCCGGCGCGCTGGCCTTCCACTACCGCTACCACCTGGTGTGGGAGGACGGACCACTGCCGGACCTGAGCAAGGCCCGCATGGTCCGCGAGATCAAGGAGGAGCTGGAGGACAGCGGCCTGGAGTACACCGCCCTCTGGCGAGAACACCTCAGCGAGGACGACGTCGAAGCCCGGGAGGACTGGGCGAAGGCCCAGGTTCTGACCCACTTCCCCGAGCTGGGAGAGGAGCCCGGAAGCTGAGGCTCACACCCCGGAAACACGAGATCCAGGCGTTGGTCGGCCTGCTGACCGACCCCGGCTTCGAGAGCCCGGAGGACATGGCCAAGGCCGTCTTGAAGGAGGCGGCCTCCATCCTCCAGATGCGCGACCTGTGGGTCCTGACCCACCGATGGGCGGATGGATCGAAGGGCCTGAACTACGGCCCCTTCGGGTCCGTCGCCGAAGCGGAAGCCTTCGCCAAGAAGATGAGCTTCGGAGGGATCGGCCGGGTCATCCCCCTGACGTCCTCGGGTATCGCGCTCGCCAACCATGACAGCAAGGCCGGCTGGCCGGGCTACTGCTACGACCCGCAGTGCGGCCACCCTCCCTTCACCCACTCCGCGGCCTCCGCAGCCAGAGGTAAGTGCCACGTCACGACCTGCGACTGCGACAAGTTCGTGAAGGACGCCCCCAAGATCAAGAGCAAGAAGTAAGGAGCACCACCCCCGATGACGTACAAGACCGTCGACTGGCGAACCTGCGGCTGCGGCGTGAAGCGCGCCTTCGCTTCCCGGTCGGAAGCGGAGAAGGCGATGGGCCGGGCGCAGGCCAAGCGGACCCGCAAGGCGGATGCCCGAGGCACGCGACGCGGACTGAAGGTCGAAGGCCGGGTCTACGAGTGCGACTTCGGCGGGTGGCACCTTACGAGCATGTCCCGCAAGCAGTACGAGGAGCTGGCCGCCGCGTGAGTAAGCACCGAGCGCGTGTGATAAAGGGACTGACTCCGAGGAGTGCCCCCTTCTACGTCGCAGCCGTCGCCCTGGCCCTGCTGATCGTCCTGCTCGTCGCCTCGCCGGCCGAAGGGTCCGGCCCAGAGGCCCCCATCGTTCACCACCAGAAGGACGTCACCCCGTGA